CTTTGTAATTGTGCATTTATTGCTGCCTTAATATTGCTAATACCTTGTTCTGTAAGATATTGTTTTCCCAACATTCTTTCTAATACAGAATATGTTATATCTCTTTCAACTGCTATAGCACCAAAACCTGTGTGAATTGAAATGTTTTCTACTGTTGCTAGATTTCCACCAAGATTTACAATTTTATTTCCCACTTTATCAATTACATTGTAGTATCCTTGACCATCACTATTATTAACAAGTTCTTCATATTGTGCTTGTGATAAGTCTTCAGAAGCATCTTCATCATCCCCAATACCTACCAATTTTTCTGCAGTATATGAATAATCTTTAACTGTTTCTGTGCCATCTAAATTTACTTGACTAAAATATGCTCCAACTAATAATGCTGCATCAATTAATTTTGTGTTAGAACCACCTGTCTTTGTGCAGTATTTTGCAACTAACATATGATCTACAAAGTTATTATCTTCAAGGAATGTTTGTGAATTAGTTGTCAATAATAATCTTATCTTTTCTGGACTTGTTGTTTCGTCACAGAATGATGCAATACTTTCTAACACTTCAAGAGTATATCCTGATTCACCAATAATTTGATTTGATATTGCAATGTAAATAAAATCTTTTGTAATATTTCTTGCAGCACTTAAATCTGCCTTGAATGCTTCAAGAGTATATGTTATAGGACTTACTACTAAAATCTTTTGTCCTCCATTTGCAAAGTAATTTTTAATACTTACATTTACTGCTTCATTTCCTGATACTAATATATCAACTTTATCAGGATCTGTAATCAAAAGTTGATTAACTGATTGTGCATCTTCATTAATAAGTGTTACAGGAGCAAAATAAACAGTTGTTTCATAATCTCCTAAAATCTTTTCAGAGTTTACAATATCTAAATTTACTTTAACTATATTTTTAACTGATACCATTTACTATTTCCTCCTTATACATTTCTCTCTTCAGAGATAATTTCTCCTGCTACAAATTCAAATGTTCTATTTCCTGCTGTATCTGCAACTGAATTGTCAGGAATTTTAACAGGGAATACACCATTTCCTGTTGCAGCAATATTACCTAAAGAGTCTGTTATTCTTAATGTCGCCATTGCTTGTTGTGGATTATCTCTACATTTATTAAAATACTCTGTTAATTCTGCAATATGAGATGATGTTTGCTTAAATGTGATATTGAACTTTCCTGCTTTTGAGCCATTAAAGTTACCAACATATCCACCATCTGGAGTAGAATCCATTGAGAATATATCATTATCATAAGAATAACCTACTGTTCCTAGCAATTTTCCTGCACCACCAATAGTTATATTTCCAAGTAAATCATTTTCTATAACTACTGTTACTGTTGTTAAACTAAATAATTTTGCCATTTAACTTTTCCTCCTTATCTTTTACCATACTTCTGTAAGTCTGATATTAAATATTCATATGAACTGTGAGAAATAGGTCCATGTCCATTTACTGTATATACCCACTCATCCCATTTGTCATCAAATACTACAGTTGCCTTTGTATTTTCGTCATCATCAAATTCTACTTCATATTTTAATGGTGTTAATCTTGTAATTTTCTTTACTAAGAAGTGTTTTTGAACATAATCTTTCATTATAAATTCAATATCTTTTTTATCAGCATCTTTAACACAAGATTTATCTTTTACTGCCTTTATTTCTTCAACAAGTCTTTTATATTCGTCTTTGTTCATACTGCCTCTTGTAAGACCATTGTATGCTTTCTTTAATAAAAGATCTTTGCTAAATCCTTCACTATTTATTTGTCCTTTAATAACTTCATAAGAATAATCATCTGCATCTTTTAATGCTGAGTCATATGCTTTCATAACATCTTCTTTATAACCTTTGGACTCAAGTTCTTTTATTTTATTTGCAACATCAATACATTGTTTTGCATAATCTCTAAAAGTTCTCTCATCTCTTCCATTAAACCATGTCACACTTCCTACTGAATATGCTTTTGCCTCATTATTTACAGTTATTTCTGCGCATCCTACTTTTATTCTTGTGTGAGCATCAGACATTTTCTTTGCTTGTGCGTCTTTTAATTTCTTTACTGCTTTTGCTTCATTATCTGCACTGACAATAAATTTTCTATCGCCAACTTTTATATTAAACTTCTTCACTTATAATTCCTCCTTGTTGATTTTTACCATACTTCCTACTAATTTTTCTTGTTTCTCTGTTTCCTGCTTTAAGGATTCAATAACATCATGAGTCATTGCATATACCTTTTCCCAATCAAGTTCCTTTGCTCCTGATCTTATATCAATATATGCATTTTTTACTATACTTGAAATGTTATATAGAGAATCTATGACATCATTTACAATTTTAGTATTAACATCGTTTGGTAGTTGTCCAAATTTATTGCGTGCTAAACTTATTGCATTCTCCATATTATTTGCTTCAATTATTTCAACTGTTCCATCGACCTTTGTTACTCTAAACTTTTTCATTTTTAACTCACTCCATTATTGTTCTAATTCTACTTCTGGTTCTGTAGGTTCTACGACTTCTTCAATTTGTTCTACTTTTGCTGCTTTCTTTGCATTTTTCTTTGCTCTGAATTTCTCAATAACTGCACTTACTTTCTCTTTGAACAATGTTGTATGTCCTATAACTGCAGCAATAAGATAGGTTCCGAGAACATATAAAGCAATAAGTCCTACGAGTCCACCGATAATTGCTAATACTATTAATAATGCCATTTCTTATTCCTCCTCTAACTAATATAACTATTTATCTGCTGAATAATTGCCTTGTTTTCTTAGAACCATTGCTGAGAATATCCTTTAATATAAGTTACAACTGCTCTTACACATCCTGCCATACCCTCATCTAATGTTTCTGTCTGATCTACTCCTCTTTCTCTGCTTTGTTTTGTTATTCTTAATTTTGCAATATCATTTACTGTTTGTTTGCAGTCTCTTGATATTTTGACTTTCTTTTTATACAGTCCTGTTTTTAATATATTTATTGAAGCATCTCTATCTCTTTCTTCAAATTTAACAACATTATATACATTTGTTACGAGTGTTGATAATCTATTTTGAGGAGAACAATCAAGAATATTATTTCCTGGCATAACTTCTTCTCTGCAGAATTTCTCAAATGCCTCAATTCCCATAAACATTCTTTCACCTACAACTGTATATTCGTCTAAATGATAGTCTTGCATCATTTCTATAACTTTTATTACTTCACCATTTATTGTTGCACCATATGTTACAAAATTGCTCTTAACAATATCTTTTGGACTAACAAGATTTTGAAAACTAAATGCTCCTGTATAAACTCCTAATTGTCTCTGTGTAAAATGATAAATAACCATTTGACTAAATGCGTCCACAATATCGTCGTGTTCAACTAATGGGAATTTCTTTAGTTGTTGAACTAGATATTCTGTCTTTTCATTTCTAGCAAATCTTACAAGTCCCTTTTCCATGTATATGGATGCCAAATCAAGTCTTTGAGATTTACTCTTTGTTCCTGGTTCAAATGGAACTAATCCTGATATGTCTTTTTCTAAGTCCTGAACAAGTGCTGCTCCATTTGCTTTATCTTCTACAATTTGAATTACAGCAGGATCTATTGTTTGTATTCTTGTTAATAATTCTTTTTCTGCGACATAACCTAAATGTTCTTCAAATGCATCTGTGATTAACAATTCATTATTTCTGCTATATCCTTCTCCAAATCCGTGGAAGTCAGATGTTTCTTTATCTCTAATAGGACAGTCATGAGATGCATAATGGAATTCTGCTGTTTCTTTGAATTCTTCAACTTCTTTATCATCCTCTACCCAATGAATCATTTCATCTTTGATGATATTTAATTTACTTTCACCTGGATCTTGATTATATTGTGTTTCAAAGTCTTCTTTACCAATTTCCATTTGAAGTTCTGTGTAATCTCCAAATCTTTCTTCCCACAATAAGTCACCTTTCTTAATAACTTTTACTTTTCCTGAACAAGGATAAACAAAAGTCTGATCATACTGTGCTATTGCTTGAATTGAAGTATGACTATAAATGAGTCTAAGTCCTTTATCTTCTGCTATTAGATCTGATATATCACCTCTACCTATTCTTTGCATTATGTGCCATATTACACCTGTCTTCTTATTGTTAAGACGAGATGGCATTGTTGTTTTATAATAATCTCTTGCGTGTAAAAGAACTGCACCATTCATTCGTGCATCTGCTACTGAAATCAAATCGTCGTTAATAATAATATCAGAACCAAATCCTGTAAATTTATCCATTGCTACAGAATAAGTCTTACCACCATTTCTTAATTGTAAACATGTTGCACTATTTTTAGCAAGTTTTCGTGGTAAATCATCTCCAAAATAATACTTATACTTTTCACTATTCAAAAGTTTTTGTTTCTTTTGCACCATTTCTCCAGACAAATTTAATGAGTGAGATACACTTGTAACTGTAACTGGAGTATTTATAATAGTCCATACTGGTCCAAGAATATTCATTATTGAAGATTTCATATGTCGTGGTGCAATATTTAAGTCGTGATTTCTTGTGTGTTGTCCACTAGGTAATAAATGATCTCTTACATCACACTTACCACCTGACTCTTTCTTTATTCTTTCATATTCTTCATCACTTATCCATTCTCCCCAAATATACTGAGGCAAAAAGTGCTTTATAGAATATTGATAGCACTCACTTAAATATTCTATTAACCAACAATCACTAAATGGACTTGTTTCATAGGCATCCCAAAACTCCTTAATAAATTCATACAAGTTTTTAAGACATAGCCATTTCTTTAATTGTTTTCTATTTACTACTGTTGGCATTATCTTCCTCCTTGCGTATAAGTTTATTTAATCTCTCTCTTAACTCCCTATACTCCTCAGACTCTTCTTCCATTTTACATGTATTGAATTCTCTTCTGCCCTGATATACTGTTAATATACTATCGTGTGTTAGTGATATTTCTTTTGCCCTACAGATACCTTTTGTATTGTATTTACACTTTATACATCCGCAATAAACTTTTGTCATGACTCCTCCAAAATAAAAATGTCGTATATAACTATTATACAGTTAAATACGACAAAAGTTCCTCATTTTGGAAGATTTCTAATTTTATAGTGCTAATTCTTTTTCAAAACTATGTTTTTGAATCTTTATGTATATCTCTTTAAGTGCAAGTAAATTATTTAATTTAGATAAATTCTCTTTGCGATCTTCTTCAGATAGATTTTGATTTTTGAGAGTTTCAATTGTTCTATCTATTCTTGCATCAGTATCCTCAATAAATTCCTTCATAGATGACCTCCTGCTTAAGATAAGATGATTAGTTGTGTTTTTCATCTTTCAATAATATTTTACCTTATTTCTCCGCAAAAGACAAGAGGATCAGAAAAATAAATTAAAAAGACAAGATTTATTTCTTGTCTTCTAATAACATTGGAATTAAGTCTTTATAAACACTCATGATTGCTGGTCCTAATTTTGCCATAAACTCACATAAATCTTCTTCTGTATAAGACTGCTTCAATTCTATTTGTGTTTCATATATAAATGCATGAGATAATTCATGAAGTAATAGTCTTATTCTATCTTTTGGAGATGTATCTGTAGATATAAAAATCGTAGATTCTTTGTAATGAGTGCACCCCTTACAGAGTTTCCCATTTGCCATCAAATCTTCTTTATTATCTGTTAACACTACATGCCATTCGTAGTTATAGACTAAAAACTTTACTTGCTTCATAATTATTTACCATTTATTGCATTCTTAACTAATTCTAAAATTTCTTTTGTTGCATCTGCCGTATGAGTTTCAATTATCTTGTGAATTCTATTTGATAATTCATCATCAACTTCAACTTCTACCATATCTTTTTCTTCTGTGACTGCAACGATATGATCTTCTTCTTTTTCTTCAAGATACTCTGATTCTGCTACTTCTGTGACAGGTTCCTCTACTACTGGTTCTTTTTCAACAACATTTAATTGATCTGCTATTACTGGTTCCTCTACCTCTTTCTCTTCAAATACTTCTTCTCCTTCATATCCTTCTGGAGCAAGTAATTCTTGGAATCCATCTTCATCTGGTTCACTTAATGTAGCGACCCCTCCTGTTAAATCATCTTTTGCTTCAATTTGCTCTTCAACAACTTCTTTTGCTTCCTCTACAGTTTCTACTGCTGGAACTTCTTCTGCCTTTTCTTCTACAGTTTCAGCCACTACAGGAGCCACTTCTACTTGTTCTTCTCCTGCTACAACTTTGTCAACCTCTTCAACTTTTTCAATTACATCTTCTGGTAATCTTACATCGTCTTTTATAGGTTTGAAAAATACACTCTTAAAACTCATTTCAATATCTCCTTTCTTAGTGTCTACTAAATATAACTTTTCTTTTCAATTAAAATTGTCTTTTATACATTGAATAATCTTACTAATTGAACATTGTTGTGAATTGAACCTAAATTGTTTACATCTTCTGATAAATTATCAATATTTTCAAATTTTCCATTTTGATCCATCATTTCTTTATTGTTAATTATTAAATAAAATCTCTTATTTATATTATCTAGTATTACATCTAACTGATGCAACACAACTCTTATGTTATTATTCTCATCCATCTCAAAATTCATAATGACTCCTCCTTAAATTAAAAAGACTCCACCTATATGGAGTCTATGAATGGCGTAAAGAAATGATCGTTGATAACTTTATCTTACAATCTCTGAACAAAACAAAATCAAAAACTCTCTCAAAATCACAACTAATCTATCTCTAACTTATATCAAACAATTCTAAAATTACAATCATTTCTCTACTGGTGAGATATGTTAGTTTTGCTCTAACCCATTATTAATGGTTCGCTAATTAATAATGCACCTAGTGCTATATCTCATGCATGGAGGTCTTTCCCTCCCGTCAGATATATCGTGCAGTTATTGTCCACTTGTATTCGTTTCAAACTGCTGAATACAGTGACTAGGTTCCTCTTTTTAACTCTCATCTCCTGAGCGAGATCTCTACTAATCGTATATATCAAACTATGAATTCATCTAACATATACAGTAGTGCAACATTCTTGCCCTTGTCTCCATTTGAGTTGTTCTAAGTATTCCTAACAAAACTCTCAACTCACTGGTCATCTACTTTAGTCCTGCCCTAAATTAAATCTCTTTAAGTATAGATGATAAAAACAATTCCAAATTGTTACAAGCAGTCAGAATTGTTTTGAACTCAGGATATTCTGCTCTTCTCCTGCCACCTATAGTGGATATCATATTGAGCATCTTGTTCTTAGTTATCTTACCTCAATGCTCTATTGATAAGATATCCTGCTTTCTAAGGTTACTGCGACCTCTACTGCCCGTTCCGTAGACGAACTACATGCATTTTTCAACTCTTTGAGTCGCTATAAATAGAACATGTAGTCAAATTAGTTAGAGTCCAACTTGCCAATGACTTTTGACTTTTATCTCTAAAACTTACAAAGGAGAAAAGTCATAATGAAAAACAAATTTCAAATTATTGAGCAATTCTAGACTTGCACTAGATTCTTTTTAAGAACTCTCTTATTTAATTGCTCACATGTGGGAGAGACATTTTACCAAGTCTCTCAAGTTCATTATAACACAATATGTTCGACCAAGACACACAAGTTAATTACGCTTGTGCTTTATGTAAGACTGAAGGACTTTTCACCTCCAACTCAGAGACTGACTGGTAGAATACTAAAACTGTTTTTATAATATTATCCTCACTTAGCAGATTTGTCCCCAAGAACTGAATGCCACACTCTTATACGCACATTACTGTGTATCAACTGCCTAGGAATTCACTGGAACATATTTATAACTCATCCCTCCGTGTCAGATGGGAGATGTTCCTAACCCGAGTCGCACTCATGTCTTTACTGAATTATAATGACCAACTACATTCTTGTTTGTGCTCATCAACACTCAACAGATATTTCAATCTCCAAGACTGTATACATTACTGCCGTCAAGCAGTGTTCTGTCACCACCTCAACATTAGAACAGACTTATTATTTGCAGTTGTGTTTATAACTGACTATTTTTCGCTGTTCTATTTTATTATAAGCGATCTAATTCTTCGCTCAATAGAATATTACTAAAATAATTGAAGAATCTTTTCTTTTTAGAATTCTTTTCCTTCTCTTATTTCATTTATCATTCGCTTTATTGTATCTAATTCTTTTTCGCCTTTAATGTGCTCTTTCTTTATTAGTCTGTCCAATTCTGCAAAATCTTTTATTATTGTGTAATTTTGTTTATCTATTCTCTTTTTATTTATATAAGATAATAAATATCCTTTTTCATATTCCAAGAACCAATTTCCCACGCAACTATTTTATTCTCCTATCTTTATTTCATTTTCTGAATTAACATTCTTATGACATTTGTTCTGTTAATATAATTCTCTTTTATTTCTGTTAATTTTTCGTCATTAGGAATTCCTTCTATGAGTATTTCTTTTAGAACTTCCACTTCTTCTGGTAATAATCCTGTATTTTCATACTCTGCTAACCTTGTTATAGGGTATCCATAGCAAAATGTTTTTCTTCCGTTTCTGCCTTGTTTTATATGCTTCTTGCTATAAATGACATATCTCGATCTATGTCTCTTATCTGTATACTTATTTGTTACTCTTGCTATGAATTTTAATTCCATGCTCATCTCCTATGCTGACTGTCAAACATGTTTTGATTTTCTTTTCATCCACCATTAGTGCATCACTTATTTTCTTTATCAATTTATTTATTCGCCATTGAAGAATTTTATCTGTTATTACAAATACTGTCTCTCCGTTTACTAGATCCATTCTTAATTGTCCCATACATTCTTCTCCAACTTAAATCTATCAACTAATTCTCCATTTACATTTACTTTATCTTCAAACATCTCTAATGGTCTTGCCCAATGATATTTATTATCTGTGTAAATTACTAGTAATTCTCCTGTCTCAGTGTGCTGTGCTATATCTATTACCTTATAGAGATTACCTTTATAATGTCTATAGAACTTCCCTATTTCAACCATGTTATTGCCTCTTATTTAACTCTGCAGTCATCTTTGATTGTAAATCATCTAATGATTGAAGAGATTTAATGTCTTTTGCTCTAAATGACATTTCTGTTAATACTCCTACTTGTCCATCTGCTATTGGTGCAGCAGTGAGTATAACAAATTCATGAACTTTCTTTTCTATGTTTAATGTAAATTGTAAATAAGTGTCTTCTCCGTCTTTAGGAACATATGCAATATATGATCCTAATCCGTCTACTGTTATTCCTACTTGAATAACTTTTACATCGCCTTTAACTCTATAATCTAAATCTGTGTATAACATGTTTATCACCATCCTATATCTGATACATATTTTTCTGTAGGATCATATCCGTCTGCAAATTTTACTACAGAATAATCAATTAAGTATTTTTCTTTCTTCACACTTTTCTTTAAGAATCCTGCCCAACAATACATTCTGCAATATTTTAGAATACTTTCCCAATCAAGATCCAATATTTCTACCCATCTACTAGGAGTTATATCTTGTCTGATCAAATTTAGTATAATCTCTATCATTTCTGGATCAACTTTTAATGTTTTATATCCTTCATTTGCTGGAACTGTTTTTCTCTTCTCTTTAATTGATTTTGCTAATTCTAAGATATTCCTTACACCAAATATAACTGGTAAATTATTATATAACTTGCCTTTTCTCTTTCCTGCATCTACTCTTTTAGGTTTAGTCATATCAAAGTCTAAGAATATTTCATTTACTTTTGCTATTGCATTTTCTTCTAATTCTGGTTTTACTTTGCCATATGGCATTCTGTATCTTTTACATATTTCTTTAAGTTTTGTTATGAAGTCAGGTTGATTATAAGCAGTTTCAAACATCATTACATCACAGCATAATGCCGACTCAACATCTAATGAACATGCTTTATATTTTGGTTCTATTACTGACTCTAAGAATCCTCTTGACATTCCTCTTTCTTGCCATATAGGTAAATGCTCTTTTATAAACTTTATGCTATTCCATGCATTTGTCTTATCTCTTCCTGCCATCTTTTTCTCCTTTATTTAATTCTTTTTCTCCCATATGCATTAAATCTTCTATAGAAATAGTTTGAACTTCATCACTTTCACTTTCAATCAATTTCTTAAATCCTGCTGCAACTTTTTCTGCTCTACTGAATGCCTCTGTTCCTGGAATGCTCATTTCCTTAAATTCTTTATTGAACATCTTCTTTAAGTTGAGACTATTTCTAGATTGATCTTTAAATACTCTGTCCCAATAAATGCTCTGTTCTAATTTTTCTGGAACTTGAAATATAAAATGAGCATAAGTATTATCGTATCCGTCATCATAATCTTCAACATAATTCTTATTTTCTTTTAATGATTTATTTGGGAAGTTTTCTCTATTTTTACCACCTGTTCTGGTGAGCACTTCTACAAAATGTTTCTTGCCTTTCTTAAAGAATATTGCATCTCTAAATCTTTCTACTTCCAAAACAAGTATGTCTACTGCAGATAAACAAACAGATGCTAAATAATTTACTCCAAATAGTGTGTTATACATTTTACTCCTCCATCCAACATCTTGTTAGTGTATTGTAAATATTTTCTTCTGATCCCTCAAGATAAACATTTGGATAAGTTATTTTCATCCAAATATAATTGACTAATTGTCTTACTGTAGCACTTATACTATTCATTGAACATCCTATTTTAGTTCCTTCTAATTCAAGATATTCTCTGCCACCATCTACAACATAATCATATTCTGTTATTTCAAATGCCTCACATATAGGTTTTATTGTTTCTAATACTGTTTCTCTTTTTAATTGTAAATATTCCTTGTTGTTCATTCCAAATGTGTATGGTTCATGAACATATTCAAAATCTTTCATATCTCACCTCTAATTTATTATAAATGAAAAGAGCAAGACCTCAATTCTCTTGCTCCTTCTTCTTTCGTTTTGCCTCTGCCTTTCTATCTTTCTCATATTGATCTAATATAAACTTCTCATATGCTTCATAATTATCAAAATAATGATATTCACCTGTCCTCACATCCATACAACTGTTTTTATGAATGAGAGCATAATTATTTGCTGTTATTACAACATATAATTCTATATTATTCTTTCTGCAGTCCTCTACCATTATATTTGCGATATTTTTCAATTGACCAATTCCTTCAACATCAAATCCACTATCAAGAGCATCTAGAATTATAACTAATTGTTTTGAGTCTTTATGCTCTTTTATAAGTGAACTTATATTTTGAACTTGTCTGCCTAGATTATAGAATATCTGTTCTCCCTCGCTGTGAAATAATGTGCTACTTAATGCATCAAAGTCTTCAAGAAAACTATATTCTGAATGTGCATGTGTTCCACCTTGTTTGTAATTATCATATTTATAATATGGTATGTTTTGTTTCTTACAGTGTTCTGCTAACTGCCAACAAAATGTAGTCTTTCCGCATCCGTTTCTGCCTATTATAACAGTGAATCCTTCATTTAAGTTTATTGTTGCAGTTTTATATAAATAATGTTTTAAGTCATATGGATCTTTTATTATCTTTATTTCTATCATTACTTCTCTCCTTATCAAACATATGAACATTGAAGTCTACTGTTTCTGCTTTTGTAGCACAATAAACTTTTCCATTTACTGGAATCAAACTTTGTTCAAATGGAGTATCATAATAAGGATCATTTGTTTTATCAAAATACTCTTTCTTTGTTATCTTTCTAATTTCAAAGTATTTCATTTGTTATTCCTCCCGAAATATATTTTGCTGTTTGGTTCTACTGACTTCGTTATAAATGTATTTGCTCCAATGATAGAGTTTTCACCTATAACTGTTTCTCCTCCAAGTATTGTTGAATTAGCATATATAACTACATTATTTTTTATAGTTGGATGCCTTTTCTCACCTACTTGTTGCCTATTCTCTAAATGAATTGCACCAAGTGTTACACCTTGATAGATAACAACATTATCACCAATCTCTGCCGTTTCTCCTATAACTATTCCTGTGCCATGATCTATTGCAAATGACTTTCCTATTCTTGCTCCTGGATGAATATCTATTCCTGTTTTAGAATGTGCATATTCTGATATAAATCTTGCCAATGTTCTAAATCCATTTGCCCACAAGTAGTGTGCTACTCTATAATATATCACTGCTTTGAATCCTGGATAACATAATTTTATTTCATATAAATCTTCTGCTGCAGGATCATTATCAAATAATGCTTTTGCATCTGAATGTGAATATTCTCTAATCACTCCACAGATCTCTAAAGCATTTACAAAATGTTCTACTTCATCATTATCCAATTCTTTCAATAGTCTATCTATTTCTTCTCTGTATCCAACATAAACTCCACCAAATAATATCTCATCAATAAACTTATCAAGTGTTTCTGCAAATGAGTCATATACTTTCTTTTCATTTATTATTGTTTGTATCATACCTTAAATCCTTCTTTTATAAGAGTCCATAATATGTTATCTACATAATTCAAATTCTTTTCAAAGAATTTATCATCAAATAGTGGAGACATCTTTCCTGATCTAACTTGAATACATCCTGGATTTACTGCACAATGTATTTCAAATTCATGTTTGTCATCTTCTTTTGGATAAACTGTTACACAAGCATGTCTATGGAGCGTATCTTCTACTCCATCTAATTTTGGCAAAAAGAATATACTAACGACCTCATCTCCTTTCATTGTATGAGACCATTCCATATATCCTCTTTCTTTCATCTTTTCTTCTATTCGTTTTAATTCTTCCTTACTTACCATATTTCATCTACCTTTAATTTTGTAAATTTAAGCAATTCTTCGTCTGTTATATGAATTCCTCTGCCTCTGCTATAATTCAATTTTTCTAAAATGAATTCCATAGGACAATAAATCATTACATCTATTGCTTTAAGTTCATTTCTATCACAGCAATCATTCCATATCATGTAGAGTTTATCACCTGTAATATTATTGTCTTGCATTCTTTGAAATGCTCTTTCTGCATGCATTGAATCTATTGCATATGCTCTTAATGTAAAATCAAGTGCTCCTGGATTTCCGTTACATATATTTATATTTACCATTATTATCCTCCTATATAAGTATTCCATTACAATGATCTATTTCGTGTTGCAATATTTGTGCGATGAATCCTGTGAATTTTTGCTTTTTAGTTTTTCCTGTCTTTGTTAAATACATCACTGTAACACTTCTATGTCTTTTGACTTTTCGTGTTCCTTCTAAACTTAGACAACCCTCTTCTGTTTCAAATGTTTCAGGACTCTTATTTATTATGACTGGATTTACAAATAACTCAAATTTATCATTTATTAAGACTACAACTGCTCTTTTATGCTCACCTATTTGAACTGCTGAGAGTCCTACACAGTTTTCTCTGTGTGCCTCTGCTGTTTCAATTAAATCTGTGTAAAGTTGTTGATCTTCTTTTATTATGCTTGCAATACTTCTCTCCGTCAGGAATTTTTCTCCCTCTGAATTATTTCCCTTTACTATTTCTCTTACCATGTGTAAATGTTATTCCTCCAATCTCTATTTCTGCTTGTGCATAATTTCTAAATCTACTTAGTGCATCAATACTTAATAATCTGATGTCTATTATTTTATCAAAACATCTTCCATGCATTGAATCTCCATACGGTGAATAAAAATAATATTTATTTCCGTTTTTATCTTCTGCTACTGTGTCGCCTTTCATAAACAACTTCATCATATAACTCTTATCTTGTATAAAATATTCAAAATGACTATATGACTCTGCTAATACTAAAATATCCATTTTATCACCACCCATACTTCTCTTTTAACTCTGAATAATTATGCATCCAATTTGCTAAAATGTTTCTTGCACTGGCATCATTTAATTTGAATTCTGCTTTAAGATAAGGCACTGCTCCAAACATATTTGTTACACCTGATTGTCTCAAGTCTTCTAGATAGTTGTAATATTCTTCCCATGCTTCAATTATTGGATATTCTTTATTCATCTCTTTTCTCCTTTCCGTTTATTCTTATAACTAATTTTGTATTATATTTCTTACAATAGTTTCTTACTATAAATCTCGCTGTTTCTATATTGCCTGCATATTCAAATTCTTTTGTAACACCTTTATCAACTGCATATATTGCCCATATATTGTGTTGTGGATACCATCCGTATTCTATTCTCATTTGCGTCTTTCCTCTGAAAATGGTTTATCTCCTGAGTATGCTAAATAAAATACCCATCCTTCTTCTAGTTTAGTGAATTTATATGCTTTCATTTTATTCTTTCTTATGACTAAGTTTATTATAAATTCTCCCTTTGTTGCATCTTTGAATCGTTTTGCTACTTCAGATGATTTTAATTTTCGCTTTGACTCTGTATAATCAACAAATCTCTCAGTGTATCCTTCAAACATATATTCCTCACTATTTTATTATAAATAAAAATCCCTGCAACTCAATTCAATTGCAGAGGATTAATCTGGTATATCTATAATTCACCTCGCCACTAACCTATAGGTGATTGATGATACTTAATCTCTTACAATTTAATTTACACTAATTTGCAACTTAATGAAAACTCAATTTATTAAGTCTAATCTGGACTAATTATAGATATTGGTGCAGGAAGAGGGATTTGAACCCTCACGAGATTTCTCCCTTGAGATTTTAAGTCTCATGCGTATGCCAATTTCGCCACTCCTGCATACTTGACAACTATTGTGGTTTTGCCTTGTAAGATTACCACTAACTCAACAAGGTCAGTAATGATAGTTGTCATTTTTATTTGACATTTCCTGCCTAAAATTATTTTAGGACTGAGTATGTCTTACTCTTGAATCACACTTTACTGATGAATTACACTTCCTATATTCCTACAGGTTTGAAGAGTTTTATCTTGCAACCTTATTATCTCTTATTTCATATAGTGTGTGATAGGTTTTATTGAGGAGTTTTCCTTCTCCAGAATTATTTAACTCTGACACAAATGTGAGTTTTCAATTCACATATTTTCAGTTGCTTATATCGCTGTAACGAATTACCACAACTTTATTTACTGTCTTACAGGACAGGATTGTGTCATATTTTTATATCTCTCCTGAGTCCTCAAAGAATTCATTATCCATTCCTGCAATATTATCTGTGTCAGGTCCTTCATAATCATCTAATTGTTGTAATAACTCCGGATCTAATTCATCTTTTGCCTTGAAGAATTCTAATATTGCATCTGATAATCCTGGAGCAATTTCTTCTGCAAGTTTTAATAACTGATCTTTGTCTGTTATTAACTTTGATTCAACTTTTTCTTTTACAATTGTTTTTGATATCTTTACTACTGCCATGATTTATCTCCTGTTTTATTATAATGCGTTTATATTATTTTCTCTTCTTTTTGAATATTGTCTTACCAAGATATCTATTTAATCTTCCACATGCCTTTTCAAAATTTACATCATATTGACATATTTGATCATCTTCTTGAATTATATCTGTTACTGATTTTATTAATCTTACTGGAATGCCATTCAAATGTGCTACTTTTGCTACTGCAAATCCTTCCATATCAAAATATCCCTCTAAGATATGACCATTTAATGTTGGTTTTACTGTTGTAAAATGATCTGCCGTGTATAGAATATTAAATAAATCTGATTTATGTCTTAGATTTTCTATTGTCTCTTGATTTGGATCAAACTCATCTCCATCTATTGCTGAAGTATTGTAATCTAATTCAACTGCTGAATCTATATGTGCCAACATTTTCTGTTTTGCTGCTGCATATGTCGCTCCACAAACTCCTACATTCATTATTTGATTTATTTTTGAATATTCTACAGGAACTTTATCTATTAACATCTGTGTTGCACATGCTGCGTTTACTTTTCCTATTCCTGAAATAATTATTCCAAACTCTCCTTCTGGTTGTTTTATATAAATAGGAGTCTTTTCTTCTAATGTTCCATCATATATCCCGTCTAGAATTAAATCTGCTTCAGATTTCATTGCTATAACTATTCCTAACATTTTTACTTCACCTCTACTACGGGTAAATCTCTTACATCTTCTGGAATTTCATTTGTAAATAGGAATTTATCCTTCTGTATCCTATTACAATACATGCATTTTCTTCCAAGATATAAAAATGTGTAAACTCCTTCCTGTTCTTTAATGATGCATTTTTCATATTCGTGCCTATGGTCTGATTTTGGTTTTATTTCTTTTATTTTCTTGTGGAAGTATTTTGGTTCTCTTTCTTCAAAATTCTTTTCTCTAGGTTTCTTTAATCTAGCATCTTTCATATATTTAGGCATTGTCTTCCTCCAATAGATATACATCATTTGTCTTGCGGTCTAATTCAAATACTTTAATGACTCCATTAGTTTCTACTTTTCTTATTCTGTCATTATGCTCTACTTCTGTCCACCAATAAGCATCATCATATCCTTGCCATCTTACTCTGAAAAAATTATATACTTCATCATGGAAGTTGTATTCCCAAAACATATCATTTCCTAGTCTGTCAAATGTTGCTGTTCCTACTAATATTTTATTCATTTGCATCCTCCAATACTTCTTGTATTCCGTGATTGTGCAATAAATTATCTGCTACTACATCATGTAGTCCGTCTTTTACATGACCACTTTCATCATCCTCAAGTTTGTATCTGCACTCTGCTAATCTTTTGAATTTTGTTTTAGGACAGAGTTTCTCTTCCTCTGCTTTATCTCCCATATCTCTCAATTGATTTGCATTAAAACATATTTTACCTTGTAACTTATTCATGACTTCCATAAGATCTTTTGTTTCATTGTAGACTTTAGTATTATCAGGAATATCCCTAATTATTATGTCTATTCCTATATCGTGCATGGCTGATAAATATTCCTTTAAGATTTCTACATCTCCAAACTCTTTCGCCACTCTCACCAAATCTACTATTCTTCTAAAGCAAGGAGATACTCTATCCTTGAATCTTACATCTGGATCTGGTTTTGTTAATGGAGTCTCAGTCCACCCTAATCCCTTATAATGTAACATATCTTTATAAAGACTAATATCCTCTAAATCATAATGAGTTATTTCTCTTACTTGTTTTGCCACTCTTGACATCTCTTTTGATGCCCTTGTTTTATTTTCTACATATGGCATTGCATCTTCAAATAATTTGTTCATATTATTCTCCTATTCATATAATTGCTTAAATTCTTTTACAACTCTCTTTAATTCTCTGTAGACATTCTTTGATGCCTTGTGTTCTTCTTCTCTATATTCCATACCATCTGTTATTATATTCTCTAAATCATCTACTTCAATATTATACATTTCAAGAGTTTGTTCTATGTTCCATATGTAATTAATATCTTCCTGTGTTAATTCTCTTTTAAGTTTGCACTTTCCGTAACATTCACATTCTGTTATTCTATCCATGATTCCTCCTAACTTAGTATAACTGATTATTCATTTAATTCAAATCTACATATAAAAAGTTCTGTGGTGCTTTCTTTATGTTAAATTCTTCTAATTCTTTTGGAACTCCATATACCTGTAGATTTTCTATCTTTATGAAATGTATTGGTTTTCTATCACCATATAACTCTAAATCTAATTTCTTTAGACATGCTCCTGTAGGATTACAGTCATATTCACCTCTCCAATAGTTGAATTGAACTGTCTTATAAATTCCATAATAAACAAATTCTCCTACAATCTTTCCATTTAGAACATGCTCTTTTTCTATTAAATCATCATGAAAACAATAATTCCTATCTGTTCCATAAGCAAAGTATTCTACTCCATGATTATTCATTGTAATTTTAGGATGTCCTTTAGAACAATAAATTAACACTCTAACTGGACCATCTGACTTTGGCAATATCTTTCTTGCTTCAAGTATCTTTTCTCTCGTCAGTATTTTACATACCCATTCTGGTTTTATGCTCATTACAACTGTTCTCACTTATTATTCTCCTCAATTCGTTCTATTATATAATCAGTATCAGATCCTTCTCCTGTATTCGGATTGAATCCTTCTATAGATATCTTTAATGAATTTTCTTCATCATAGAAGTGGACTCCTATTGTATCGTGCTCTAACATTTCCTTTGCTATCATTTCCATTAGTCTGCCACCATCTATTGTTTTAGTCTCATCTGCCTTGCCATCACTAAAAATATATTCATCATCTATCTTATCCGATATATAAGAATAATTACAAATTCTTCTTACTTTGTAATTACCAAAAACACAAATATCATTCATTTATAATTCCTCTACTATTCTACATCTTCAAATGCTCTTCTTTCTACTATTCCTCTAGCAATACTTTCTGCTTGTTGTCTTTGGACATCACTTAGACTTTTAGCAATCCCTTCTACATTTGCTTGTAATATTGTTATAGGATCTACTGCACCAACCTTTCTTCTGTAGCAACTTTGGCATACATCACGAATATACCCATTAGCACATTCAACTGGCACAGTATATGTTTCAATTCCACATATATAACACTTCTTATTCACTTCCTATCTCATTTATAGAATATTATCATTAATAAAATAAAGCATACAATACCACCTATTATTGAGCCTATCATCATGTCATGTCCTCCAAATCGAATAAATCACTTTCATCAAATTTATACGGACACTCACCTTTCTTAACTGGATATTCTGTTACTCCCATAAATTTATTAAGAGTGAACCACGGACATTTATCATGTTTCTTCTTATCGCAGAATACACATGCTGTTGCCTCTTTTGCAATCTGTTTCATTGCTGACTTAACTATATCTAATTCAAATGTTCCAGATAAATCTAATTCCTCATCTTTCTTCATTATTGCAAATTTATAATTACTACTCTCATTAAGTATTGCATTCATTGCAGTTTCTCCCTCTCGCTTTCTATATTGCACTAACATAGCAAGAATTGTATCTGTAATAATCTTTAATTTTGTTCTATCTTTATCTGTTATCTCACTTTCTTTATCATCTTTCCATGTTGTCAATTTATCATAAAATACCATTAATGAAAAGAAGTTATCCCTGTCCTTTGTTGTCATTCTTATTCTCCTTTTCGTAATCTTTACATCCTATACATTTATCGTGAGTGCATCTATATGAATTAAATCCACTGTATCTGCAATTCTTACAACTCATTCTTTTCTTATGCGATATATCTCTTTTAATTTTGTCAATTAATAATGCTATTAAGAATATTATTCCTGCTATAACTAATAATATTACAACTATACAAATTGCTAAAATTAAATTATCTACAAATGATCTTTCTAACTCTGGTTTTGTAAATGCATCTACTATATGTTGCCACATGTCTTTTATCTCCCTATATAATTATAAAGCAGTTACGTATCTTGCTCAACTGCTTTGTGTGTTATTTATCTACCTTGATATTAAATTTCAACTCTCTATAGTCTGGCAATTTCTTGACATTCTTCTTATCTATTCTCTTTGTCACTTCTATAAGTGCATCATCCCATCCATGATTATATATGTTCTGTCTGTCTATGTCACTATGCATTATATCTATCATTTGCTCTAAATACTCTGCACTCATGTCATATGGATTTACATGCAAGAATTTTATTAATTCTCCTGAATACATTTCTTGTTGTCTTGTTGCTTTGTATTTCTCTAACTCTTGTATGAATCTATATGCAGTTGACATTCTCTTTTGTTCTGACTTTATTTTATCATTTATCTTATCTGTTGTTTCAAAAGACACTTTTGATACTGCTGTATCTACAAATGATTTATCTACTGTTAATCCTGATTGACTGTTTGAGAATGCTACTTGTTGCATTCCTTCTCTTATTGCTTTTGCTATTGTGTTGTCCTGCTCTCTTTGAGAGAGTAAATCTTTTAGTTGTGCCTTTAATTGTAAGACTTCTCCAATTAACTGTTCCTTTGTCATCTTGCTTATTCTTTCTGTGAACTCTTTATCTGACTCTATCTCTTTATTGAATAGTCTATTGAACATTTGCATTGAATACATTAATGCATCTAATTTATCTTCTGGTTTTGTTTGTTTCTTATTAACTGCCATATTATTATCTCCTTGATTATATGATCTTTTATTTTCCCTCATATGAAGAAAAATTCTATTATAATTACTCTGAATTCTGCTGTTGTATTATTCTATTATATTCTTATAATAGAATACATTTACTGATCTAGACTGTATTATTTATTATAATGTTTGTCTAACCATTCTTTATTGAAGTCTTGTAGTTTTATTTTTACTATTATTCTATTACCATTTCTGTCCTGCATTTCTACTGCTGGTTTTCCTACTATTCCTTCTTGTATTCTTCCTGATTTTTGTAAGAATGTTTTATTTGCACTTAATACATATTTTATGCCATCTTCTATTGTGCCTACTGTAACTATCGGAACTATCTTTATGTTTAATTGTTTTGCTATGTCTTCTAGTGCGTCTCTTTTTAACCAATATTTATTATCTACTAGGATGTCAAACAGTATGAAATCTACTTTGTTGTCTGTAAACTCTGTGTATCCATTTGTTTGAACTCTCTCTCCGTATCCTTCTCCGAATAGTATTACATCTTTATCTGCGAATAATTGTTCAAATATCTCTTCATTTACTGTGCCTGCAAATAGTTCTTCTAGTCTTGCTAATATGTGTTTTGGTATTTCTGCTTTATCTGTTCTGCCACCAAATTCTACTTTGTGTCCGTCCCAATGAACTCTTATATTTGTGCCATCTATCTTTTCTGTAAATACCCATTCATTGTCTTTTAAGTATTCTATTTCAGGAGATCTATATTCTTCTGTTAGTTTCTTATCTTCTCCTCTCTTGAATACTGTCTCTATTTTTATATATTCTCTCACTTCATTATACCTCTTACTGTTTCATAATTTCCAAAATACATTGCTAATATTACTGCCTTAGCGAATGCTCTTCTTTTCTTTCCTGCTATATAAGGTTCTCCATCTTTGAATTCTAAACACTCTTCGTATGGAATATCGTATAATACTGATGCAAATGTTGAATATAAATCTTTATTCTCCATTCTTGCTGCTCTTAATCTTTTATCTCGGCAAATAAATTCAGATAACTTTCTGTCCAAGATTATTCATCCTCCTCTTCATGAATTTGATTTAACATTTCTTTATAATCAATGAATATATTTCCTTTTATCTGATCTTGTGTTAAATCTATTTCATCATCTGTAATACTATATATTCCTACTAGTATAAAATATGGTTCTTCATCTACTCCGTATTCTACTTGATTTTCATATTCGTATATATTGAATTCTCTTGTCTCTGCATCTTTTCTAATTACATAGGTATTCTCATATTCAAACACATCACCATTTCTTATTTCTGTTCCTGTGCGATCTTTTATACCTATGCATTCTAATTGCTCTCTTGTCATTATTCCTCCTCAATTTTTCTGGATTTTATTTCTCTGAACTCTATTTTTGGATATTTATCAGTAAATGATTTTCTAAATCCGCAAACTGGACAAACATGCTCTATTTGTGGTTTACCTAAATTAAATACTTGTCCTGTAGGAGTCATTTCTCCTGACTTACATCTGTCACAAATATATACCACCTTGTATGGTTTTACTTTTCTTTTCTCTTCCATACTGCAATTTCCTCCCATTTTAATTCTCTGTGTAATAGTTTATGAAGTATCTTATTTACTTCATCAAATGTTCTCCCTATTACATTTTTATTTGATATTCTTACATCCTCTACAAAGTTAGATTTATCTATATAATAAATTGTTCCTTCTTTGTCTATTGATATTTCATCTGCTCTGAATCTTTCTATACTGGCATGTAGTGGATCTTCTCCACCTATTAATACATATAAATCTTCTCCAGGATTTACTACATTATCTATCTGTAACATAACTAATCTAAACTCCCCAACTCATCAGAATAGTAATTCTCACTGCGACCATTTTCATATGCTTCATTCTTATTTAATCTTGCTCTACTTTGAACTTGTTTATACATATCATAAGGTAAATGATTTCTTGCATATTTATTCAAATAATTGCATATTGTTGATGGACTACATCTATACTCGCTTGCTAAACTTCGCATTGTTCTTCCTGTTTCTATATATGTTGTAGCAATTCTTTCACAGATATAATCTATACTACCATCCATTATTCTGCCATTTGTATATCTTCTGTTAAATCTCATAAATTATTCCTCTAATTTATTATAATCTAAAACATTGATATCTCATCTTTTTCTTCTCTTATTCTGTCTAACCAAACAGGGAATCTCATTGAATATTTTCCATCTGCATCTTGTGATATTTCAAAATACTTCACCTCAACTATTTTTCCTAGCAGTAGTTCTTTATTATTCCAATATTTTTCTCTTTGTTCGTCTGTAAATCCAGATCCTACATCACAAGTATATTTATTATCTTTATATTCAAACTCTACTGCAATGCTACCAAGTGTGTTTTCAAATCTTCCTGTGCCAGAATTTACATTTAATACTTTTACATCTGCTGTTTTGAATTTCTTTACTTTTAGTAAATTTTTAGTTCGCTTACATTCGTATGGAGCATCTGTTATATTTATCATTACACCCTCTCCACCTGTCGCAGTTATATTTTCCAACCATCTATTGATTTCTTTTGTATCGTTTCCTAGATATAAGATTTTAACCTCATTTAACCATCTAAATTTTGGACATGCTCTTTGAAATATATCATGTAATCTTAACTTTCTTTGTGTTGTTGTTTCTGTGCCTTGACCTTTCCAGAACTCTTCAACAGGAACCATATCAAATATATGAAATATTACTCCTGTCTTTGTGCCATCTTTTCTTACTGCACTTGTAGTTGCTCTAAATAATTCCTCTGTGTTTTCTATGTCTAAGTCTGCTATAAGTTCCCCGTCATATAAATATCCCTTTGGCAATCTATTTAACTCATGCTCTATATCTGGCATATCTTTATATGGTTGTCCTTGACGAGTATAAAGTTTTACTCCTTCGTCATCAACTACAGCACACATTCTGTTGCCGTCTAATTTAGTTGTTAATATAAATGACTTTCCTTCAACTATATCTATATTTTCAAAATAGTTTTCAGCAAGCATAACATCAAATGTTTTGATAAATCCTTCACCCATAACATTATTTATTGTTGTTGCGTCTATTCCTAATTTTAGACTCTTTGTATATATCTTCTTTAATAGATCTTCATATTCTTTATGATTTGCTATATATTTACAAATCTTATCAACACTTTCATTTGTTCCTGTGTTGTGTTCTTTTAAGTATTCAAGAGTTTCTAAAAATTCCATCTCTTCTTCAAATAAATCATTAAAAAAGAGCGAATTATCTGACCTTTCCATCTTCTTATCACTTATTCCTGTTACAATCATTGGATCGTATAAGAATTTACACATCTCTATGAAATAAGAGTTATTAGAATTGTCTCTGATAATCTGCTCTTTTTCTAATCTTGAAGATGTTGATGATAATTTATTTACAATCTCTTGAAGTTCTTGTAATTTATTGTTCATTTACATCTCCTTTTGACAATAGTTTATATACATTTATTCTTTGTCCATACTTTATGCTGTTTATTATAGTTCTTACCAACAACTTTCTCTTAGAATTTGTCATTTTATTGTTTATATTTATTATGAACTGCTTCATATTCTTTCTTGTATCTAAATGATCTGATATTCTTAATGTTATCTCTACACCCTTCATTATTGCAAATCTAATATAAACTGAATTTGTTGTTTCACTATTCATTATTCTAAAAGATAATTTATATTTTGGTAATATTTCTTGATTAATGAGATTTGTCAAATATTGTCTATTTAATAGAATAGACTGCTTCATAATTATATCTCCACTGAATGTTTACAGTTTTGACATATCATCTTTGAACTTATTTTATTTGTCTCATTAGGTTTTTCTACTGTAGGATTTTTTCCTCTTTTATCTCCTACAATTTTATATTTTACTGTTATTATGTGTGTATCTTCAATTATCATTTCTGAATTACACACAGGACATCTTTTCATATATCCTCCTTGTGTATTATTCTATACACTCCAATGCTTTTGACAATAATGACTTCAATTCCTCATTCTTTGCTTTATTTACTTTTATTGTTTCAGTGCCATTAACCTTTTGCATTAATCTTCTCTTTTCATTACTTTTTCTCTTTTGCTCTGCTACTTTATCTAATTCTTCATTTTCTTCAAGTAATCTCTTTGCTTTAGATTTATCTACATAATGATTCTTTGCTACTAATTCTAAAAATTCTAACACTTCTTCTTTCCACTTCGCACGAGTCATCTTATTATTCCTCCTCAACTACTATTTCTTCACCAAGTTCTATTTCTATATTCTCTATAGCATCAAGCACTTCTTCACTAAGAGCATTTAATAGCACTGCTGTTTCTTTAGTATACTTTGATTTATTTTCTCTTAATTCTACTGATTTTTCTTCAAATATGTGACAAATCTTTCCATATACCAAAGATCTTAAATTTGATTCAAATGTTGATAAGTATTGTTCATCACAACATATAGGACATTTTACTACGAGTGCCTCATCTAACACTCCATCAGAATATAGTGCATGTTTCTTTAGATCTAACTTATTTAATTCAAATTCTGCACCACATTTAGAACAATGTAATTTTGACACTTTTGGATAATTAGTTATCTTCATAAGATATCTCCTTATTTCTTATCGCTTGCTTTCTCTGCTGCTTTTTCTGCTTTCTTAGTTTCTTCTTCTTTTTGTCTTTGAGTCATATAAGATTCAACAGTATTTAAGGCTACTGCTGCACCTTGATAGAATCCTTCAATTTTTGCTTTCTCTATTTTAGCATTTACTTGTAATTGTTCTTGTTGTTGCTTAATAAATTCTTCAATTTCTTTTACTTGCATCTTATTTTTCCTCCAATTCTTTCTTAATTCCTTCTGCATATTCTTCATAATCTGCTAGACCTAAAACATTTCCCAAGAATATGTTAAATCTTTTAATTAAATCATAATTTTCAATAACTTCTTCAATAATTCCTGCATTATTAACTCTATCTTCCATTGATTTAACAGAGACTTTCAATTTAAGAATATTATCTTTAATTTGATTTACATTCTGTTTGTATAAAGGTTCTTCTGATACTGGTTCATGTGCTTCAAGTGTTTGTAATACTTCTTCTTGAACTGCTATAACTTTCTTTAATTCTACAATTTTGTTTTTATTATCATTTACATATGCTGTAAGTTTATATTTGAAATCTTCTTTCGGTGTCAATTTTGTATCTGACTTTGTTCCTTCAATTTTGTCTCCTGCGACTACATCTGCATTTTCTTTAATTTTATCTGCCATCTTATTTATTAACTCCTTTTCTTTTTCTGTTCTATGAACTGGTTTCTTTGCATTTTCTAATTGATCTTCAAGTTGTTTTAACCTAATTCTCAATTTTGGTTTTTCAGCATCATTTGCTGTTTTCATCTTAGTTTTTACATCTACTATTGCTTCATTAATCTTTCCGATCATGAATATCTGTGTTTGTGTTAATTCTTCCATTATCTTCCTCCTGAATTATTCTAATGTTTTCTTCTTCTTGCTCAACTCCAATAGATATTTTTGTATATTGTGTTGGTTTTATTATTCCCAATGCTATTTGAGAACATTCTTCAATCTTTGCCATTTCTGTAGCATCTAAGGTTATTAAATATGTTGTTAAATCTGATTTATTAATTGTTTTAATCTGTTCACATAAAAATGTGTTTTTTACTTTATTTATATATAAAGAACAATGAGTTGGTAAATTTGTCTTTTCTGAACTTGTGCACGGAATTATCTGTAATGTGTCTGAATATTTATTTCCTGTGTCGTTTGATATAATTAAAACTGGTCTTGAACCTTTCTGTATGTGATCAAATAATTTTTGTTTATCAGTTAGATCTAACTCTCTTTCTCCGTTATTTACATCATAACTATTCTTACACCACCATATTTGACCTCTTAAATACTTCTGCATTAACTCTCCTCCGTGACATTCTTTTTATATCTATTCTTCATTGCTTCAGATATCTTCGCTCTGGTTTCTGCAGACATCACTCTCTTCTTTTTGTTTTTATTCTCTTCTTTTTCTTTTCGTTCTCTTATTTTTCGTTGTTCTTTATATGTATCTAATTTTTCTCTTCTTTTCTCTAGTTTCTTTTCTCCATCTTCACCTAAGAATCTTACTGACTTTCCATCTGGAGTTTTATTCACTTCATTATTTTGAGGTAGTTTATTACTTTCTAACAATTCTTTTATTGCAGTTGTAGACAACATTCTATAATCAACATTTACATTTATATCTTCTTCTACATTTAATGTTTGATTTATATTTATATCTAATGTTGATTTTGGATTATATGATGGATCCATCTTCTGTAATAATGTCATTATAGCATTTACATCTGGTGGAATTTGTTTCTTAGTGACTGTTTTCTTTCTAGCAATATTTTTCATATTACCGTCCTCATCAACTATTCCAGACTCTTCTACCTTTGTTTCTTCTACCTCTACTCCCATTGCTCTAGATAGCAATGATCCTTCTAAATCAGATAACTTTTCTTTTCTACTGTCGTATAATCCTATCTTTATTGCTGCAACAAAGTCAGGATAATTCTCCATATAATACTGAAATGTCAGATTATCAAGTTTTAATTCTTTCCTTATTGAAGCATAAGTTCCTGTTGTAGAACTCTTTGCTGCTAAATATGCTTGAGCAAGGAATCCATCTCCATATTGATCTACTTCAGGAACTTTATACTTTATAAGTTTATTTCTAAACTCTCTTACATTCTCTGGTAAACTCTGAGATACTATTTCATCACTAGATATAATAATCTCATTATCTTCCATAATTAACCTCTGTTCTTTTCTTTACAAAGTTCTTCTGCCTCTTCATATGTTGCACACACATCTTCTTCATCATAAAGAGATCCTGCTTTATTCTTCAACTTATATTGAACAATTTTTTCATCACTCTCTCTTGTAATAATTACTTTTTCAATTTCTCCTTCAAGTGGAGCAAATCTATATTGATTTTGGATTTTTACATATCCTTTATCATCTCTAACATTTCTAAAGTCTGCTACAAATACCTTATCTGCTGGATCAAATCTATGTTTAGTCTCTTTACATTCATATGTTTTAGGTTTTATCTTTTCTGGTTCTTCAATCTTTTCTATTTCTTTGTCTTCTAATTTAGTTTCTTCAGTCTTCTCTTCAACTTCTTCCTGTTTTTCTTCATTCTCTTGTTCTAAATTGGTTGAATTAGGTTCTGAATTGTCTTCCTCAACACTTTCTTCCTCTGCTGGTTCGACTCCCTTGTTTTCTGTTTCATTGGTTTCAGAGCCATTTTCAGTGGTTTCAACAACATCCTCTTCTTTTACTTCTTCAGTATTTAATTGTCCTTCAACTACACTTAAATCCAACTCATCTAACTTATCTTTTTCTTGTTTGGTTTCTTTCATTATTTATTTCCTCCTTAAACTTTGAAATCCATCTACACACAGAAGATTTACTGACATTAAATTCTTTTGCTATCTCCTGCTGTGTGTAACCACGATATAATAAATCCAGGACTTTCTGCATTTTATGAGATGCACAACTATAAATTCGTAAATACTCTTCTCTGGCAGAATTATCCTCTAATATAATATAACTCAAATCAATAGATGTTTCTAAATATTCCTTTGTATTTTGTCTTTCTTTTATGTCACTATAAGTTCCTTTCATCCAATTAATAATATAGTTATAAGCAAATGTTGAAAACTTTACTCCTCTATTTGGATCATATAAATCTGCTGCCTTACATAACCCATATAATCCATACTGTAAAGTATCTTCATCCTTACAATTGTATTTATTAGCGATGTGATATACTAATCTTATATTATCTTCTACTAATTTTTGCTTTGTTTCATCGAGCATATATCACCTCACTGAAATAAATCTTCATGATAATTGAATTTTACTCTTTTGTAACATTCATCTCCATATCCTCTTTTTATTGATTTTGGATCTGTTAATTTTCTCCCACAACATAAACACTTTATTGGTGCTAATTTTTCTTTTACTCTCCTTGATAAATATCTCTTTACCTTTCGTAAATTGTAACCACACTTATTAAATAGTTCCTGTGCTAACTGTTCATCTACACCAAAAGTTGTCATTATTACAGATATCATTTCTTCTTCCATATAATCACTCCATATTAATGAATTCATAACAATAATTGTGCTAAAAAGTAATCTATAATTTGCTTTTCTTCAAACAGACCACTCTTTACTCCTTGCTCTAATTTTAAGATAAGACTCAATGCTTTTCTTAAATCTGCTTGAGAATAAATACCTTTTCTTCTTAAGCACTGATTTAGTATAAATGGAGTTAATCCTGTAGACTCCTGGGTAGGTTGAATAACAGTTTCACAAATAAATTGATTTCTAAATGTTGTATATAATAGACTTATTAATTTCAGATTACTTTCTTCTTGCTTTTTAAGTATCTCATACAATTCATACATGTTATTTTTAGCAGATATAACTCTCCCAATAAACTCAAATAATACATCTTTATTTGCCGTATAAATTGTTCCAGATTTAATTAGTTCTTGTAATGCTTCATCTTCTGTAACATTCCTTTCTGAAGCATAACATTGAACTTTATTCAATTCTAATCTAAACTTTCCTAAATTATTTTCACAAATTTCTGCTAATAATTTTACTCCATCTGAAGATAACTTTGTTGTTCCTTCTATCATCTGTCTAAATGTTTTCAGATCTTGTGGATTACATTCTACAACTCCACCACATGTTTCTAATATATCTCCTTCAAGGAATTTATAGAATTTTGTTCTCTTATCTATATCAGATAAAACTACAATTAACATGTTATTTCCCATAAAATCTTTACAAGAACTAAATATATCTTCATGAGAAGCAATATCTTTTGGATACTTCATTACATATAATTTATCTTCTGAAAACATCTCATTTCCTTGACACAAAGATTTTAATTTAGTTATATCTTCTAAACTCTGTTTTGGTAAATTATAAAACTTTGAAAAGTTATCTATATAACTATTTGCTATAGCATAATCTGATCCAACAAATACAAGGAATTTTGGTTTTATATTTTGTCTAAGTAAATTTTGTATCTCATAAAGTTCCATTTTTAATACTCCTTATATTTAATAGTAAATTATCTAACAAATACTGTTTATTGTATTTCAGTTGAATACTTCTTCGTGCCTCCAATATCTCAGTAAATATTCTTAATTTCTCTTTACTAGTTTCTTCTGCTGAATTTAATTTATATAAATAATTTATAAATAAATTTAGATCATATCCCTTACCATCTTCTTTTAGTTTTATCTTATTTGTTACTTTTAATAAGTTCCCTGCACTTGCTTTCTTTATATTATTCCAAACTGAATCTACAAATGTCTTGAATTCTTCAACATTTGTTTCTTTCGCTATACTTAATTCTCCAGGAACTGAACATAAATCCAAAATTGAATCATCCAAATTATCTTGATGTATAATCTCTAATAATTCTGAATCAGTGTAAGGATCTAACTCAAACACTGTTCCTCTTCCTATAATTGTTGGAATTATAATTTCTTTTGAATAGGATGTTAGAATAATATGAGCATTTCTAGGTGGTTCTTCGCAAATCTTTAGAATTGAGTTTCTTGCTCCTGGAGACATATCTTCATAATCTGGTATTACATAAATAATTTCCTGATCTTGACTTTCCATTATTAATTTTAATTCTCTAATGTCGTCAATTTTATTTTCCCAAATTATATACTGACATCCAAGTTGTTGAGCAATATATTTACAAGCAGTTTTCTTACCAATTCCCTTTTGTCCTACCAAAATAGAAAATAGAGGGAATCTTTTATTGTCTATAAATTCACTGACTTTTTCCTTAAATCTATTTTGACCTATCATTACACTCTCCTCTATTCTCTACTTAATAATAACAATTCTGTTTCTACAACTGGTAGAACTACACTTTCATATTTTATCTTTGAATTTAATTCGTTTACTTTATCTAGTAAATGCTTTAATATTTCGCCATCAGAATTTTTAACTCTTTCAAGTTGAGTTTCATATAACTTTGGAATTGATATATAATCAAAATTTCCAAATAGTTTGTATTTACATAAGTCTGCTAAAAAGTTAGTATATTGACGGATAAATAATTTCAAATCTTTTCCATTGTTATATAAATCATCAATAATCTTAATGACATTTGCCTCATTACAATTATACATTGAAAAGAATAAATTTAATAGTTCATCATAGTCTACACTTCCCAAAATACTTACTGCATCTTTTAATTCTAATTCTGACTTAAGACTTAAACATTTATCTAACATTGAAATAGCATCTCTCATTCCACCATTTGCTAGTTTAGATATATAGTCTATAACATCGTCTGATACAACAAGATTTCTGCCCTTTTCATTTTCCTTTGAAATAATATATTTTAATCTGTCAAATATTCCTTTGTAGGATATTCTAGTTAAATCAAATCTTTGAACTCTGTTAATTATAGTTGCAGGGATCTTTTGTGGATCAGTTGTGCAAAATATAAATATTGCTTTTGCTGGTGGTTCTTCTAATGTTTTTAACATTGCATTCCAAGCACTGATGCTGAGCATATGACATTCATCAATTATAAATACTTTATATTCTGCATCTAATGCTTGATAATTTGCTTTTTCAATAACTCCTCTCATGTCTTCTACACCATTATTTGATGCAGCATCCATTTCTATAAGTCCACCATCACCCTTATTTATTGCTCTCGCTAAGATTCTTCCTATTGTTGTTTTTCCTGTTCCAGATGGTCCAACAAATAAATAACCATTTCTAACTGTTCCTGTCTTTAATTGATTTAATAATACACTTACTACATTTGTTTGCTCTACAACATCTTCAAATGTGTGAGATCTATAAGTTGTATATAAAGGTATAATTGCCATGCTTTCCTCCTATTTTATATTGTAACATCTTTATAATCTTCTTCAATCTTATTTGCAAGATATTTCATTGTTTCTTCATCTATAACATAATAATTATCAGTATCTGGACCAAAATTAAATGCTAATATTGAAAAGAACTTATGCATTATTTTTGCCTCTTTATGTGCTTTATCTAACACTGATTTCTTAACAGAATAAGATGACTTTTCTGTCATACTTGTTTTGCATTCTACAAGAATATGATCTAAAGATACATCTCCCTTTGAAAATACACTCGCTCCAGATCCTCCTACTTGATGTCCCTTTAGAGACCTTGCAACTGCCTTTTCCTGCTTGTTTGAATAATATTTTGTAGATTTATCCTGCATATTATTCCTCCACTGTTTCATGTATCTTCTTACAACAATTATTACATATATAAGTTTCAAACTTTCCTATATCAATTTTATTTTCTGTTTTAATTCCGCAAAATTGACATCTATTTGTAGGTTGTTCTATAATTATCTTATCTCCATCCATATAAATAGATAAACTAATTCCTTTACCACCTGGAACTCGCATTACTCTTCGTATTTCCCTAGGTAGTGTTATTCTACCATCATATGAATACTTAACTAAGAACTTTGGTTCTTCCATACTATATTTCCTCCATCTCCATTATTGCTGATTTACTTACATAACCTATCCAATGCTGTTTGTTATCCATTGACCACAATTCCATCTTTAACATTCCAGGAGTTTCTGCAAGTATTTTTCCCTTCATTTCTCTGTCTGGCATTGGAATTCCATTATTCCATCTTTGATGAAAATCTAAATTTCCTGAATCATTCGCCATCCATGGTCTTACATAAATTCTAAATTTACTTTCTTCGCACATGCCTTTAGGAATCATATGAATTTCTGCATTCTCAACATTATCTAAATTATCAATCATTTCAGGAGTCGCTTTTACTCCATCTATTGTAACTTTTCCTTCATAATGTTTTAAGAATTCAAATGCTCCACTCATTCTTTTGGTTCTCTCCTTTCATCCAAATATGTTGCTTCCATGTCTGCCATATTTATAAATAGAATAATAGGGAATTGTTCCATCATTTTCAGAGCATTATCATCTCTAATTTGGCCATTTGGATTTCCTGATGCTCCCATATGATATCTTATTCCCAATGCCTCTGCCATATATAGTCCTGTTATAAATGTTTGAACAATATAAACTGACTTTTCTCCATGTCCGTATTCAAATGCAGAATCATATTTGAAGTATGGTTCTTTTATCCAATTTCCTGAAGCATCTTTTGTATTTCTATATTCAAGTGAATATGAATTTGCTTTACATAAGTCATGGCATAATGCTATTAATGCGAGTCCTGCTCTATCTACTTCAAGATATTCTTCAAATTTATCTCCATATTCTTCTGTTACAAGTTTTGTCAATCTTTTATATACATTCAATGTATGCTGACATAATCCACCTAAACAGCAAGAATGATACATTGTAGATGCAGGACTTTCAAAGAAGTCAGATTTCTCAATCCACTCTAATAATTTATCTGCTCCATTATATGCTGGTATAATAAGTTCCTTAAATATCTTTATAAATTCTGCTTTATTCTTTTCTCGTTGTTCTGCACTAATTTCTGGTTTCTTATATTCCATTATTTTCCTCCTTGACGAATTCTCTTAATTTATTATAAAGTGAATTATATTGATCCTCATTGGTTTTATAAAATTCATAAACTTGTTTCATTCCATTTAATTTCTTTGGTAATACCTCTCCTGTAGTATAATCCACAATTTCATACCATGCTCCTGACCCTTTTATAAATCCATGTAATACTGCAAAATCTATATTATCTCTAAAATTATCTATTCCTGAAGTATATCTAAATGTTATTGTTGTTCTTTTTCTGTCATTTGTGGTGACTTTATTCTTCTCTACAACTATTGCAATATGATGTCCTGCAGCATCTGAATATTGACTACATGTATTTCCTTTATAATCAAAATACTCACAAGCAGATAATACTAATCTTATGCCACAATGATGTTTGAATGCCTTACCACCTGGAGAATTTCCCTTTGAATATTGATTTTGAAAATCTTCTCTTATTTGATTTATTGCTACAAATGTTATGCCATATTTTGTTCTGCGTGAATTAAATTCATTTACAAAATCTGTTAATGGTGCAGCAATACCTCCCATAATTTTTTCTTCAAATGAATCTTTATTTTTTCTTGCTTTCGGAACAAGAGATCCAACTGAATCTAAAATCATAAATCCAATTTCTCCTGTATCTGCAAATTGAATTATTATATCAAATAGTTCCTCTGCACTTTCATTATTCATTGGTTGCCAAATTATGACTTTATTCATATCTACACCAAGTGTGGTTGCCCACTTATCTGTATGTGAAGTTTCATAGTCAAATATAACTGCTTTTCTTTCTTTATTTTCTTCTTTCTTCTGCCATTCTGCCAACATTGAATAGGCTAACAATGATTTACCACATGAGGGATTTCCGTATAATTCATACATTATATTTTCTGGTAATCCACCTCTAAATAAATACTCTAAGTTGACATTATTCATAGGAATTCTTGGAATATCAGTAAAATCTGGTTCTCCAAATCTAACAGAATTCTTACTCTTTTTATTAAGATCTGCTATTAATTTCTCTAAATTATCCATTTACAATATCTCCTTTAATTGCATTTGTTGCCAACTTATCACAGATTTCATTATAGTATACACCATGATGACCTCTGACATGTTTTGCAGTAACTTTATGTATCTTTCTTAATTCTATAAACTCGTCCCATTGATCAGTATTTGCTTTGTATGGATATTCTCCCATCTCTATCCAATCATCTAACCACTCATTTATAGTATTTACTACATAAAGATTGTCAGATATAATTAAAACTTCACATGGTTCTTTTAATCTCTTTAATCCCTCTATTACTGCTTGTATTTCCATCCTACTATTTGTTGTATTTTCTACTCTTCCTGAGAATTTCTTAAAATAGTTTTCTTTATAAATTAAGACACATCCCCATCCTCCAACTCTTGTAGAATTCTGCTTACAAGCACCATCTGTATAGATTGTAACTTCTTTCACTTATGATCTCCCTGATAATTCTTTGTCACTTATTCTATTTGTTAAAACTTTCTTCAAACTTTCTAATGTTGCTGAAGCATACTCTAATCTTGACTTTATTTTTCTGTATGCTCTTGAATTTATTGCAGTTATCAGTGCCTCTTCTTGACAACCCATTTCTGCTGCACTCTCTTTTTCAAGAACCTTTCCTTCTGTGCTTAATAAGATATTATTATATTTTTCTTTTTCTGCACCTCTAGCAATATCTTCTCTAAGTCCTAATTGCTCAAGTTTGTTTGAAGCAAAATACATTAAACAAGGTAATTGTAATATCATATATTCAATATCTACATCAGGAACATCTATACTTTTATTAGATACAAGAGAATAAATTCTTTCTATAAACTTATCTAATTCTGCACAATAATTACTTACAACTTGATTAACTATTGCATCTAATTTTTGTCCATTTTCATCTACTCTATTTATCTTTTTCAATATCTTATCTGTATCTAACTGATCTGCTACAAATAATGAACTTTTCATAATTTACCTCTTTGTTGGTTTTGAACCTACAATCCAAAACAGTGTTTTATTATTTTTACGATCTATATTGCTTTCATTTACTAACCATAAATATGTCTTTGCTTCATAGTTAGGATGAAGTTCTATATTCCCTATATTTGCATATTTTTCATTCTGATATACAAATCCTTTTCTATGAAATAAATCAATAATCTCATACTCTATATCTATTTTATGTTCTTTTATAGTTTCGTCAATTGCTTTTTCTCTGCTAGGTGCAGTTGCTACAAAATAAATCTTTTTAACATGTTTGTTAAATTTCTTTAATCCTATGAGAATTCCTCTACTTGTTATTCCACTTCCACATGTTACAATTAAATTGTCTAATTCATCTGGTATATTTTGAACTTGATTTGATATTGCACCTAAAATTGCTTCTGGATTATCATCTAAATTAAATCCATACTCTATCACAAACTTATTTTCTATTTCTGCATTCTTTCTTGCTAAATAGTATAAATTCTTTTGTTTTAGATGCTTTGGATGAAATGATATAATCGCTCCATGTTTTCTTGCTAACATAGGCATCGGAAGTGTTTGTATCTTTTCTTCTGATGTTCTGCCCAAATATAAATCACAGGTTAAATTAAAATGCTCTGCAACTGCTGCACTTATAGGACCTTGTGGACTATACATACTACAGCAAGTTATTACTCCTGGATACTTATCTTTTATACCCTCTAATAGCAACCAACATTGTCTTAATTTTCCACCATTTACATCTCCTAATCCAAATGGAGCAAATAAATCTTCTCTTTTAATCCACATTCCATTTACATTTTCTACTGGAGTTAATTCTCTTGGATCAGTAATATAATCTATCATTTATTTTAATCTCCTACTATAAATTCAAACATACTTTCTAAATGCATCTTTGGATTTATTCTTACAGAGGTTTGTTCTACTTCAAATACTCCATGCATTTTATACTTTATTGCCTCACTTAGTCTATTTACTGTGAATGACTTCACTCCTGAAGAATTAAATAATCCCTGCATCCAATCAATATCTACCCAAAAGACTCTTTTATATTTTACGAACCAAATAAGCATTCCTGCTTTTATTCCTCGTATTTTTGACTTCTCTATAAGTCTTGGATATTGAGGTTGATAATAATAACTAAAAGAAGAATCATTTGTTGACTTACATTCTACATATATTTCATTTGGATAATAATAACATGTAAAATCTGATGGTTGATTTATAGTTTTCTTCCCTACAACATCATATAGTCTTTGAATATCTACTTGAAATCCCTGTGCTTGTAACTCTTTTACTGTATCACTGAAGTTCTTTTCAAATTCCTTTCCTCTTGATTTAGCCATTACTTACTCCTTGAACAAATTCCTCTAAATGAACAGTATTGACATGCTTTATGATCATCCACCTTTGGAGGTAGAATATTATTTCTAACACAATCATCTACATATTCAATTTTCAATACCATTTCTTCTCTTTCTTTATCTGTTACTTTTGTGTGAAATACCTGAGGATTGCAAATGTTTCTACTTTCATAAATCCACATAATATCTTCTATTCCCAAAGATAAAGAATAACAAACAGACTGATTTCTATGCTTTTCATCTGCCTCTGTTCTGTTCATATTTTTATAATCTGTTTCAGTTTTTATTTCAAGTATATAATACTTTCCCTTATATCTAATAATTCCATCACACATAAAAGATAAATTATATCTTGTATCAAAGAATTTTGTTTCAAATTCTTTTTCTCCATGATACTCAAATCCAAATTCTTTACAAAATTCTTCATCTTGAATTCTTAAGTAATTTAGACATTTGTTCTTTACATACCACTTAGGATCTATCCAATCACAGTCAAATCCTTTATTTCTCATTTGACTTACATAATATTGTATTTTCTCGTGACTGGAAGTTCCAGACTCTGTAATCCTCACAGAACTGTAACTAGGTAATGAATCATCAGGATCTGTTCCCTTTGCTATATAAAACATACACCTATTACAGTTCATAGAAGATGGTTTATAAAATCTACTTCCCTTTCTTGGAGGATTACATTTCTGAACTGTATTTCTCAAGTCTGATAAAAATGATTCCTCTGGTGGCAATTCATCAACTGCTGCACTTATCATTGAAAATAAATCTCTTTTTGCTGAACTGCTCATCTTTTATCTCCTTAATTCAACTTTCTTGCATATGGAACAACCATGTATGCCTTGTCCTCTGTAATTCTCATACCACCATTTTCACCAAAGTTAACTACAACTTTGTCTCCACTTAATGCTGATACTGCTGCCTTAAGAGTTGCAAGTCCTACAATTCTTTCTACTTCTGCAACTGATGCATCACTCTTTTCAAATTCAACTTTTTCTACATAGTTTCTATCATTTGTTAACAACATAATTGAATCTTTTCCAATTTCTGCAGTAAATTTATATTCTGTATCTTTTGTTACAAACAATGATAAACGATCTAATGCATCTACAAGTCTTGATTTATCTATAGTGACCTCTGTATTAAACATTTCTGTTGAATAAACAATTCTTGTAAATCTTTCTGTTGGATATTTATCCACATCTGCTCTTAATGATCCTGTAACAACAATTTCATCTGTTTCAACTTTGATTTTTCCATCTGCTACAGTTATTTTAGCAGTCTCATCTTTAAGTAAATCAAATAAATTTACTATTTGTGATGGAATTAAAATATCACCTGGATTCCATTCAATTTCAATTAAGTTTGATCCAAAATTGTCATAAGTCATAGCAAAATTATTTCCGACTCTATATGCTAAATATTGTGGATTTTCACTACTTGTTGGTAATGTGCCTTTTAAGTATCTTAAGAACTTTTTAAGATCTGATACTTTTACTGTTTGTGGTTCTCCTTCTACAAGAGTCTTTCTAATTCTTGCTGGACCTGTTCCTTCATCATTTTGAACAATAGGAAGATTTGCATCACAGTTTCCACTAAATACAATTTTATCTTCTTGAATATCTAATTCTATTGTTGCGGATGTTGTTTTATTTACAAGTGCTTTTAGCAATGCTGCCTCTGTTGCAGTGTAAAATGTTAAATCTTTTGGTAAAACATCTTTTACTGTTACGGTAAGATTTGTTGAATTATCTGTTGTTGTAAGAATAAGATTACCATCTTTTCCTTCTAACCCCATAACTGATGTAATAACAAATATTCCTATGTTTCCTACTCCTTTACTTGCTCTGTTTACTGCCTCTGTTAATTTTTCTGTTCCGATTTCAAATTTACTCATTCTTTATTTCCTCCTTGATTTGTAAATTTTAATTCTATATTTATTTTATTGTTTATTTTTTCTCTATCAAGAATGTATGTTCTAACTTTCATAACATTCGTTGATTTTATTGTATAATTTTGTAATTTTAATGATTCATAAAAACTGTTATTTTCTGCACCATCTTTACAACTAATGACTGGATAATAACTTTCATCCACTCTCTTCAATACTTCTGCCATCATCGTTGTGGCAATTCTTTTTCTACGGTAATTTGGATCTACCCATATATTGCACAATTTAACAATGGGATTTCTCTTTTGGACTTTGAACCCACAAATAGCAATCATTTTGTTATTATCTCTGACGCATAAAAATCTCTTTTCATCTATCATTTCATAAATTTCTGTTTTATATGGGATTCCAAATATATATCCAGATGCCTTATCACTTTGACTTCTCCAAATGATCATTAATTCTGCATAATCATCTCTCGTTATATAATCTATATACATAAATTATCTCCTAATCTGTGAAATGACCAAACTTTGCTAATTCTTCATAATCTACTTCTAAAAGTCCTAATTCTTTGATGATATTTGCTGGTTTACATTCTTTATACCATGTTTTTGGTGGTTCTATATTTCCTCTATTTGAATCAATATAAATTGCAACTGGCTCTGCTACACCTATAGCATAACTTAATTGAACTTCTGCCCATTTAAGTTTCATATTCTTAACAATTCTCTTTGCTAATTGTCTTGCCTTATGTGCTGCACTGAAATCTACTTTTGATGGATCTTTACCATTCATATTTCCACCACCAACATTGGCAAATGATTGATAAGCATCTACAACTATCTTTCTTCCTGTTAATCCAGCATCTCCATCAAATCCACCTATTAAAAACTTTCCTGTAGGATTGATTAAAAATTCCTCTACTTCAATATTGAAGTCTTTTGCTATACCACTTGCGATAGATTTTAATAGTTCATCTGTTTTCTCTCTGTTTATTTCTGCATTTTGATAACTAATCACAAATGTTTTAATTCTCTTTAATCTGAAGTTTTCATCATAGACTCCTGTTATTTGTGCTTTACCATCTGGATAAAAGTCTTTTGGATTTTCTCTTCTCAAATCGTCGTATGTTTTTGATAATCTTTGAAGTATAACCATTGCTGTTGGCAACATTTCTTCAGTATCATTACAAGCATAACCAAACATCATACCTTGATCACCTGCACCTATTTCTCCTGAAGACTGTGTTACACCTTGATTAATATCTGGACTTTGCAATCCAATATTATTAATTATCTTATAATTTGTTCTATATCCCACTGATTTCAAAACTTTCTTAGCAATTTTCTTTACATTTACTCTTGCTAAACTTGACACTTCTCCTGTGATGAATATCTTGCCTTTTCCTCCACACACTTCAATTCCTGCATGAGTATGTTGATCTCTCTTAATGTATTCCCTTAATATTGCTCCTGCAATTTCATCACATACTTTATCTGGATGACCACGGAACACAATCTCATTTGAATATAACTTTTCTATGCTTTTCTTTTCCATCTTTCCTCCTATTAATCTTCACCAAATAAATCATTTACATATCTTTCTTTTCGTTTCATAAATTCTGGATGTCTTCTACAATATTCTGCTACAAATTGTTTGAAGTTCAAATTCTTAATATCTTTTGCACTAACCTTATTTCCAAATGAACCTTTGAAAAAACATTCTGTGCAACTTTGATCAGGAGTCCAAAGTTTTTCATTATCATCATTCATATGATGTGAAATATATGTCATATTATATTTTATCCAATTTTCAAATTCTGGTCCCATAGTATCAATTCCACAACAACAATCTGAATCAGATAAATAATGAATATCATTATCTCCACAACCTATAGGACATTTACTTATCTTCTTAATTGCTTCAACATCACGAATTTTCTTCTCAGTCTCCATTTCAAATAGCATTGTAGATATTCTATGGTAATCCCCACTATCTAATTGATCTGCAAATAATTCTTTTATCATATCATTTCCAATATCAATTTTCAAATGCTCTACTGTAATATAGTTTACATCACCACTTATTTCTTCAACTAATTGTAATGCTTCATTTAAGTCTATACATGGTTGAATTCTTATTGCTACCCAAAATCCTCTTCTTTTTAATTCTCTTGCAAATGCTATTCTTTGCTCTGCTGTTCCTGTATTTGTTTCATACCTGTGTAAAAACTCAGTATGTTTACTTATCAAACTTAATTGAAATGTGTGAATTTTTGGATTAAGAATATCCCAATATTTTGAATCAGATGGAATAACTCCCTTTGTGCTAAATACAATAGGATAATTATATTTATTACTTAATTGAATAAGTCTATAAGTTATTCCTAATTCCCACTCTCTATCTTGGAATGGATCGCTAAGTCCTCCACAATGCATTGGAACTCTATGTCTTACACATTCCATTGATAAACTATTTGTTTCACATTTGTAGTTTCCATTTTCATCCTTATCTAATGCTCTCGCCATAAATCTTTCAAGTCTATCAATATCTCCTGTTTGCCATCCCTTTCTTCCTAAAAGATTTGAAGCATTAGCAAAACAATATTTACATCCAAAATCACAACCCTTGTAACAATCTATTCTAAATGGATTTCCACAAAATCTAAATTGTTGTGTGATCTTTGGAATCATATCGTATTTTTTATTTCTATCTGGTTTTACAACGACTTTTGGTTTTTTCTTCATTGTAAATAGATCATCAGATATTAAATTCTCTGAACTATTTTCTTGTTCAGTTTCTATTTCTTGTTCATTTTCTTCTAATTCTTGAACATCTGCATCACTAAAATCTTCATCTTCAATAACTGCAATTTCAGTTGTATTTTCTTCAACTTTATCTGTTTTTTCAGTTATATTTGATTCTTTAACTTTATCTAGTTCAAAATTCTCATCAAATAAATCCATTCTTTCCTCCTATAATATTATAATGAATTAAAATCACATCTCAATAACTTTTAATGAGAGTCCTTTACATACCACTCTCCTGTTTCTTCATTATAGTCCAATGAATCTCCTGCCCAATTTACAAAATATTCTACATCACATTTATAAGGAACTGATGGACAAATTTCTGCTGCTGCTTCAACCATTAACTGTGCCATTAACTCTCCACATCTTTTTGCATTTTCTTTTGGTGCTTCAGCAATAATTTCATCGTGAACAGGGAATAGAATTCTAAATCCTAATCTTCTTAACTCTTCATTTTCATAACATTTCAACATGGCTAACTTGCTCATATCAGCACTTCCACCTTGAATTGTTGAATTAACTGCTTGTCGCATTGCTTTTGCTACATATTGACTATTATCTTTTATTTCTATTCCTTCTGCTTTTGCTTGTTGAATTATTTCGTCTTTTGCTTTCCATCCAAATGCTTTGTGTAATTTGTTTATATAATATTTCTGTGTTTCTTCATCCACAGTAAAATCTAACTCATTACTTGCTGTCATTGAAAAGTCAAGAGGATTAAATCCTTTTGGTTTTCCACCTCTACTCTTAAATGCATATTCTGGTAACATTGCATCTGGTAGTTCTCTTCTTCTTCCAAATATAGTATCTACATATCCATTCTTTCTACAATCTTCTTCAACTTTTGTCATCCATTTTCTAACATTTGGGAATTCGTTATAGAATGTGTCAATAAGTTCTTTTGCCTCTTCAACAGTTGAACCTGTCTGTTCTGCGATACTTGCTTGTCCTCTGCCATACATTAATCCGAGCAGCACTGCCTTAGTTGCACTTCTTCTTGCTTTTCCTTCTTTGTTTGTGTGTTCTTTCTTTCCACAGATAACTTCTTTACCATCTATAATTATTTTAGTTCCTTCTGGATAGAATTCTAGACATTCTTCATAAGTTTTATGATATATCTTTGATGCCATAAGAGCATATAAATCTTTTCCTTCTCTATATGCTGATAACATTTCCTTATCCTGACTGCAGTGTGCCAACATACGAGGTTCTTGCTGCGAATAGTCGCTTGAAAACATAACATATCCCGGACTTGCACAGAACATTTTTCTTAATTCTGACTTTTCTCCTCTACCTGGAATTTGTTGTAGATTTGGATCCTTACAACTAAAACGACCTGTATCTGCTCCGGACTCTTCATCTTCTTCAGAAGTATTTCCTGTCCCTTTTACTTGAACAAAATCTGAATGAACCTTTCCATCTTCTCTAATAAATTTTGGAATTGATTTTATAAATCCATTAACTAACTTTTCTACTTCTTTTACTTCTGCCAATCTTTTACAGAATTCATTCTTTTCCTTAAATACCTTGATGACTTCTTTTCCTGTTCCTCTCTTATATTTAGGTAATTCTGCCATCCCTATAATATCATAAAGTATAATAGATAATTGTTGTGGACTACTAAGATTTACAGGATTACTTAATTTTCCTGGATGTTGTAAATTAAATCTATTTAATTTATCCTGATATTTTTCTAGTTCTTTATAACAACCATTCATTGCATCCTGCAGTTTTTTAGTATATTTTTCTGTCATGTAATCTAATTGTTCTTTATCAATGCTCACACCATTTTCTTCCATCTCTATCAGAAGTGGTAATAATTTCATTTCTAATTGAAATACTTTATATATACCTGGATACTTTTTGAATTCTTTTTCCTGGAATTCCTGTAATGCCATTGTTTCAAATGTATCTCCTGCAGCATATGGAGTCATTGTTTTAATAGGAACCATTTCTGGTGGCACTCCATCAAACAAACTCTTAAAATTATATGACTTTCCTGTTTCACCTTTTACTTTAACTGCATATTGATATTTAAGTGAATGATCTTTCTCTGAACTGTGTAATAATCTTGAAGCAATCATTGAATCCCAATATATAGGTAGCATAACTCCAAAATTATGATATATCATGTGTAAATCAAATTTTCCGTTGTGGAATAATAATTTTGTATTTGAGTTTTTTATTCGCTCTAATTGTTTTGCTATTTGAGACTTCTCTAATTGATCATCTAATAATTGTCCTGTGACCATTCCCTTATGTAATACTGGAATATAAATTGACTTATCTCCTTCTGCATAAAGTGAAAATCCAAATATCTTGTCGTTAAAGTAGTCAACACCTAATGTTTCTGTATCAACTGTTCCTTTATCTTGCTGTGTAAAATTATCAACGCAATTTGATAATCTTTCTTCCGATCTGCATTCTTCTGTAACATCAAATAAAAAAGATAAGTGGTTCTCTACTTCTCTTTGTATAAGTTCCATCTTATCTCTTATTGTGTTACCTTTAATTGAAGATGGTTTCTTATCGCTCAATTTACTTGTTAATTTCTTATCAGTATCTCTTGAACTTCTTGGATTTATGTCTTCAAATAAAGATATTTCATACATTGCTAAATACTCCTTCTTCTAGTCACTGCTGGTTGAGCAACTGGTTCTTGTTGAACTGGTTGTTCTACGGATGCTGGTTGAGGTTGAACAACTTGTGATTGAACTGGTTCTTCTCTTACAACTGTTGGTTCTGTTTGTTGAACTGGAGTAGAGTTTTGAGCCACATCTCTTCTTCTTTCAACTACTTCGCCATCATCTTCTGAGGTTGGAGGGAATTTGTATTCATTTTCAATATAATAGTTCATTTCATCTGCTGTTTTATCTTTAACTTGAATTCCATCTGGATCATACAATTTTTCTGGAAGATTAAATGGATAATCTTTTGGATCAAAGTTAATAGGATAAATATCGTAAGTTGTTTCTGTAGATCCTTTCTCACCAAATCTTTCCACTTGGAATACTGTGTCACAAATATGTGGATATCTTGATGTTAATGAGAAAATCTTATCGTCAAACTTTCTTTCTTTTTCCCACACCATTCTTTTTGGTTCTTCAGTATAATCTTTTAATACTTTACCATTTTTGTCCATTATTTTATATACAAGGAATTCAATATAAATTCTCTTGCTTCTTTTTCCTATGATGCTTGTATCTACATCACAAGCACAGAATGGACACACATCTGCTGGTTGATCATCTGCTCTTAAACAGTTGATTGCAACTCTGTATTTCTGATCTGGAACCTTAACATAATGGACTGGTCTCCTGCTAAAGTCCTCATAGTCTTCATGGAGAAATCTTACTATTGCTTTGTCATGATTATTCTCCAATTTGAAGAATCCAAATTCAAAATTAGATTCTTTCTTTTGCATGCTTTCGCCACTTAATTTTACTGACATTACTTCATGTCCTCCTTATACATTATTTTTGGCTCTACTTTATTATAATGAATTCATCCATTACCTCAAACTTTTATTAGAATATTAAAGTTCTGAACAAACATTATAATTTATAAACATTTCGCGAATTTCTCTTATTGCCTTTTGAACTCTATTCCAATTCGCTTTTCTTACCAATGTTGTAACTTTTTCTTCTAACATAACTCTGCCAAACTTATCTGTTACAACATTTCCGTTTTCATCTTTCTTTACTATAATTTCTACATCTGGTGCAGATTGTCTTTCTTCATATTCTTCTTTCTTTCTAAATAGTCCCATTTTTCGTGCTATTTGTGATGCACACAAAGATGGATCTTCAGATAATATTTCTAAAACTGTTTTATTAAACTCAATTCTTTTCTTTTGTTTACTATATTCTGATGTTCCAGCATAAGAATTTAATTCATCTTCAAATGCCTTTTCTATGTTTATTCTTAATTCTATTGCTTTATATCTTTGTGTTTCATATTTATCTTCAATTTGCATGTAATGCTCATTTTGATTTGAAGAAAAATGACCATCTTTATCTAAACATTCGTGTTGACTTATGCTTTCCATCTCATTAAAGAATTTTATTTTCTTTCCATTGCTTCCTAAATCCCATAAAAACAAATTATTTATTCTTGTGGTTAAGTAGGTTATGAATTTAGTCTCGCCATTATATTCTTCTAATGATTTTACTAATTCTAATGCTACTCTTCCTGCTTTTTCTGATGATTCCAAATAATCATATTTACTTGTAATCTTTATTATTTGTGGGAAGTTCTTTACAAATAATGCTCCAATAGATTGAGATCTTTCATATTCCATCTTTGCACCTTTGTAGATTTCAACTAATTCTTCATTAGTCTTTGCAACATACTTGTCTTCTGTTGCTCTTTTGAATTGTTTGTAAGTTTCTAACATAATTTTAATTCTCCTTTCAGATGATTTCCTACCATCTACTACTATTATATTCTTTTTACCGAAAAAAGGCAAGAGGATCAGACGAGTTTTTTTAATTTTCTAAAATAATTTTGCCGTCTTAACAATTTGGTGGACTTCTTCCGGACTCAAATCGTTCATATCTTTTCCTTCTGGTAAATCTATATAACTACATATTATTCTATTTGATAATTGTTTTTTCATTCGTTCTCTACCAATTCTTCCTGGATTGTCTCCATCAAAACAAAACACAATAGACCTTATTCCTAATCTATTTAAGTCTCTCGCTTGTTCTTCTGAACCTGTTCCAAAACATGCACAAGCATGATAACCTAAACTATTCATGTAAAGAGCATTTATTTGACTCTCGCATAGATAAATATCTTTCCATCCCTCTTTAAGTGCATAATTCATTAAATAAATTGGTTTGGTGACTCCCTCTGGAATATAAAACCATTTTGAAGACACTTTTCTTTTTGTTACACCTATACATCTTCCTTGATAATCCCAACATGGCATTGTAATTGATTTTGAATATCTATCATATCCTAAATCAAATTTTATCATTGTTTCTTCATCAATTTTTCTTTTCTGCCAATATGGATGATTGTATCTATACTGATCTAATTCTGCATCTGTTATGAAGTGTTGCTCTTCTTTTGTTTCTATTAAATCTATTTCTATATCTCTTGAAAACTCATCTGAATTTATAAAGTTCTCTAAAATCCAAGTTCTGCCCCACTCACCATCATCTCTTATTCCCATACATTGACTTAATGTATAATCAAGAGATGCTTTATATCCACAACTAAAGCAGTGGACTGTTCCTTCTCTTACTGTTCCTATATCTTTGTTTGCTATATAGCAACTAGGATTTCTCTCACACATATTTTTGTGATTTCTATTAGGACAAGTTACAAGTATATCTGAACCTTTGAAATGAATTTCATTAAAACATTTGATATCGTGGTCAAATGCATATTCTCTAAATCTTTCTAAAATCTCAGTTACAGTTGCCTTGACCACTTTATTTCCTACTCTTAGCATAATACTCCTTAAAATGGATCTGTTCCTTCATAATTATCTTTATATACTTCTTTTTCTGTTGGTTGTGGATCTTGTTTTATACCTTTCTTTTCTAGTTTCTTTAAGTGTTCTGTATACACATCATCTTCTGTTTTTACATATACTAAATTAAATGTGTCTATATTCCAATTGTATGTTAACTTACTTCCAGCAGGAACATTTCTTCCCTTCATTATTCTTATCTCTAGTGTATTTGGTTGTTTCTGCTTTATAGATAATGCCAATGTGGCATCTTCTGATATTCTATTAGATCCTGCCATATGTTCTGTTCCTGGATCTACAACATCCTTAGCAGATGCTCCTCTATTTAATTGAGACACCTCGTAAATAGGAATTCTTTTTCTTACTTGTAAAAGTTTCATATCTTTTGAAATGTTTGCATATGCTTCATCTCTTTTCTTCATTGGACCCGAGTCTTTAACTAAAGATAACTGATCTACAATAAGCATATCCAAATCAAATTTCTCAATAAATGCTCCTAATTTTGCAACTGTTGGTGCGTCTCCAAAATCTTCAGGAGTCGCACACCAAAATTGTCCTGTAGTATTCTTTCTTAAATCTTCAAGAGCATGTTTATAATCATCTTTTATATGAATATTTCCTCTAGTTAACGCAAAGTTTGATATATGACTATGCATTGTATCAATTCTCCAACCTACGAGATCTTTTGACATTTCTCCTGCATAATATCCCACTTTATATCCTTGCTTTGCTACTGACAATCCTATAAATATTGCCCACCATGATTTTCCTTGTCCTGTAGATGCTGAAATAACACCTAAATCTTCATTTCTATCTATACCACCCGTAACTGCATCTAGTTCTGGAATACCAAATTTGAAGAATGCTTTTTCTGGATTTAATGATCTTTCTTCATATTTCTTATATCTTGACTCAAAATTATGAATCAAATCTGTTGCTTCAAAATTAAGTTTCTTTTGCAAATCAGGAATTTTAGATATCATATAAGATGCGACTTCACGAGAGTCTTCACCATTCTTCAATTTCTTAGCAACATCATTTAACATTTGTGCAAAAATATTAAATATATGCTCTTCACGGATTTTATCTACAAGATAATTTGTTGTTTCATACACTTCTTCAAATGTAAATTCTCTAAACTTATCTATAAATGTTGCCTTATCTGGAACATTACCAAATTTATTAACATGATTTTCAATAAATTTATATTCTTCTTTATAATTTGGGAAGTATTGCTCATCAATATCGTTAAGTCTTAAAAATGAAAAGTCTTTTCTATCCAAACACGCACATAATACTTGAACCTCAATCATGCTTTCAACCTCCTGTTGTCTTGTGACTTGAACTCTATGGTCTCTGCTGATCTAACTATTCTGCTGTATAATCGTTCACCTAAGTAGTCAAATAACTCTTCTGAATTTTTATTTGTTGTAAATATATTTGCTTTGCCATTTAATTCTCTTTCATTTATCATGGTGAATAAAATATCCATATTCTTTTCGCCAACTGAATCTTTTACTCCTAAATCGTCCCACACTACTAAATCTACTGTAGATATATTTGCCATTATAAATTCTTTATAATCTGAATTAAATTTCTTTGATTCATCAAATAATTTTTGAACATCTATAAACAATCCTCGTGGTCTAAATGAAGTAAGTTCCCATATTTTACCAAAATAGGACAATAGTAATCTTGTTGAAATGTGTGTCTTTCCAGATCCTGAATTCTTTCCATAAATTATTAGTTGTTTTCCCTTCTCTACAAAATCTACAATTTCATTCTTAATCTTAAAACATCTTAAATGTGCTTCATAATCTACATGTGTTTCATATGTATCAAATGGTTTCGGATACCACCATTGTTTTGGTAATAAACTGTTACCCAACAAATAGTGCATCTTAGAATATCTAGGACATGTCACATTACAATGACTTGTATTCTTTATACCACAGACATTCTTCCAACAACATAAATCTAAGTCAAATTCATATGTATAATCTTTGTTGTCCATTGATTTCCTCCATCAATTTTATTATAAGTGAATTACATCAGGTCTCTTTCGCCATTCCTCTTGTTCTTTTGCAATTTTATCGTCTAATTCTTTTAGACTTTTTCCTTCTGCTCTTGCTTTATTGTATTCTTCATTATGGAATGCCGTTCTTCTAAATGCTTGTTGATCTTTTGTTCCTGCTCTATACTTATCCCAAATATCTCCACCATCTAAAAATCTCTCATATCTCTTTTGTTTTATATCTATAAAATCTTGTAAGTCCCATACATAATCCCAAAAGAATTCTTTATCATGTTGAACTTTTTCATAATTATCTATTGCTTTATATAGTGTTTCAATTGTATTTGTCAATAAATACTTATCTAATCTTTCTAAGTAATGAGATTGATATTGATGATGCACTCTAAGTTTTTTACTATTCCAATAATCAAATAACTCTTTTGCTACTGTGCCATTTGAATTCATTGTTTGTCTAAGTCTTGCTCTTTGACTTGTGTCTCCTTTATATCCTGAACTAAATACATCAAACAATGAGTCTGCCTCTACATTTAATTCTTTATTTTCATTTTTAGTAATTTCTTTAACAGTATTTTCATCTTTTATTTTAATAGTATGTGTGCTGTTTGCATCAGCAAACTGCTCTCTCTCTTTATTATTTATTATATTATTAATTGAATCTTTATTAGAGACTTCTATTTCTATAGAAGGATCTAATTGATTCATATTAATATTAGTGCCTATATTATAGCAGGCAGACTTATTTTCATCAGAATAATTGTTATCAGACTTGTTAAAAATAGTAGGCAGATTACTGTATCTAAGATTTGACTTAAGAATTCTTGTTCTGCCATCAAAGTTTTCTAATCTTATATATTCAAGTTTTATTAACTTACTAACTGTTTCTGATATTTTAGACTCACTACATTGACAAAACTTTGCTAAATATTCGTTTTTTGCATAGCATCCTTTTCCATTATCTAAACTATCAATTTCCATCAGAATACCTTTATCTAGCATATTTAATCTTTCATCTAACCAGACTTCTTTTGGTATCCAAACTCCCTTAAAATCTCTATTTTGATTCATAATTTCCTCCTGATTAATAGGTATTGGTGATTTCACCAATAGGTGTAATTTTAGTATTGAATGTTATTTGATTTCAGTAATTGTTCTAAATATGCTATTCTACTTTCTAAGTAATCAACTTTATATTCCCATCTTTTCTTTGTTCTTTGGGTAGGATAATTAAATATCTCACATAGTTTTATTCTAGTATTATCATTTCCTGTAATAGATGTGATAATTCCTTCTTTGTTTATATGAATCACTCCTAAATTAGTTTTTATATAGTATGCTTGTGTGATCCCAAAATCAACTACATCTATTTTATTTTCTTTTAATTTATTTTCATAATCCTTAATATTCATATAAAAGTTCTCCCAAAATAAAATAAAAAGACTATACCAAATTATTTCTACACTTTCGTGTTGCCTCAGGATAATCCAGTATAGTCTAATTAAAGACTCTGTATTGAATTCTTTCTCTGTATTTGAAGAGGCAAATTCAAATACAGAGCCTATTATGATAAAATGTTACTATTTTCACTATTTTAACTTCATAATACTAATTTTACTCTTATTTAAGACAAAAGACAAGAGATTTCCAAAATTATTTTATATTAATTCTTCTCTCTGATTTTTCTTCCTTAAATTGTGCAAGATCTTGTGGTTTAATTTTCTTTTGAACGGCTGCCATTTCAAGTTCTGCATAATCAAAGAATTCTTTTGTATGAATATACTCTGTAAGATTATTCTTTCTTAAATAATCTAATGTTTCATCTTCTCTCAAAAATGATTTATCAATTTCTGTGATTGTAACCTTTACAAATTCATCATGATATTCATTTACACCAAGAATATCTGCTAGTTCTTTGAATCTTTCCTTTTGTAAATCAAGTTTATTTGTAAATTCTTTCTTCTTCAAATTGCTCTCTTTCATTGACAAACTGAGTTCTGCCAATTCCTTTTTCATAGTTGCAATTTCTTCTTCCGTATAGTTTTTAATTTCTTCCATAATATCCTCCATATTTATTATAATTGAATTTTAGATTTGCTCAATTCTATAAATTGATTTAATAATTCTAGTGCCTCTGGTTCTTTGTTCTTTATTGCATTTCTTAGTATTTCTTTTTCTTCATCTGTAGAACACATATTTTCAAGCATCAAATTTAGCATATATTCTTCTTTAATTTTCTGCTTAAATGGACATGTTCCTGCAGAACATCCCATACATTTTTCAATATTACATTCTGAATCATAATCTTTATCACTCAATGTTCCTGCAATTAGTTGTTCAAACTGTTTTTCATACTTATTCATGAAATACTTCCTCCTTATAATATTTTACAAATCGCTTTGCTTGATATTCTGTGATATTTCTAACATTGTTTTTAATCTTCCAATTTAGTAAGATGTCTTTGTTTTCAACACTGTTTTCAATATTATGAAAACTATTAATTAAATTGAACTCTCTACATTCTCTTTGAAGTAAATAATCTTTAAGTTCTTTTAACTGTTTTACAAAGTAAACATAATTTTTTCCATTTCCTGAGTCTTTATGATCTATCCACTGTTGAACATAGTTAGAATTGCACCACATAATTGACATAAACTCATCTTCCCACAGTCTTAGATTTGCATTATTTACTTTTGCGTAGGTTCCGTCCCATCTAATAGTTTTTTGCCATTCTTGTATATCTCTCTTGCAAGAAGTATAATATTCAACTTCTATTTTTGGGTAATACTTACTTCCCATTTTTACAAGTTCGTCGTCTAAATTGTATATATGTTTTTTATATGTTGTGCCATTTTCAATATATTCAACAAAATAACCATTAGATTGTTTATTCATAATGCTTATTTTAGATATTCCCATATGTATAGATGCGTCTCTTCCAGTGTTTCTGTATCCAACTCCTCTATGTTGTTCGTGATATCCATATCCCCAATAGTCATTCTCCATTTTAGATCCTGCATGGTTTTCATCTATGAATATAAAATCACCCTCTTTTATTTTGTCATAGAACCTACCACTATTGTTATAAAAGAATTCTGTAAATGACGGATACTTATTACTTTCAATTTGACCATCTGCATTACTAAACACAATATTTTTACTATTGAATATGTCTTCTGATTTCAATGAATTAAATATATTTGTATTTTTAATAAGTGCTTGTAAAATAATAAATATATGTCTTCTATTAAATACATTCTTTACTTCTGGATCTCTTAATTTTGATTTGCCTATTTCTACAGGTTTTTCTGAATTTGTTGAAGAATTTGACATAAATAAATTATCCTGTAATTTTATTTCTTCATCAATAAATGAGGTGTAAAAGTTTTCACCATTTCTAATAAGCATTCCTAATTGATTTCCGTGGTAATATTCTAATTCTTTTATACAATCATTATCTTTACAATAACTTAATTTTTTGTTATCTTTACTTGCCTTAAAAAATGTAATACATTTTTCATTTGGACAAAATGTTTCAATAAATAATTTCCCATAATGTTTGAATAAGTCTTCTATTCCTACTTTATCTGTAGAAAATTCTGAATTTGCTGATAATCTTGCAAGATCTTCATCCATATATCTAAATTTTTGAAATAGTATAAGTGGAATATCATCTGAAGCATTTTTACCCTTAAATATTTGTGATATAGAAAATGTTTCTCCAAAATAACTTCTAAGAGCAAGAATATTCATTTCAAGTATGTATATTTGATCTTTCATAGACTCCATTTTTGCTCTATACTCTGCAAGCATGTGTTCCTGCTTTTCTCTTAATTCTTGTTCTTTTCTATACATTTCTTGTTTAAATGCATCTAATTCTTGTTTTGCCTTTTCTTCTTGTAATTTTAATTCTTCTTCGCATTTAACTAAATTCTTCTCATAATCTTTTAGAGATAAGTTTTCATTAAAGTTTACTGGCAAATTCTCAGAATTAGTTGTTAATTTCTTTCTTATTTCATTTACAGTCAACATAGAGTAGTCTTTTGCAAATTCTACTTCAACAAATTTTCTAGGTATAACAGCAACATTTTCAGAAGAATATAGAAAAGCAACAAAGTCTTCATTGATATACCTTATTTCAAAATAATTATTTAAAGACTTGTAATGTTTTTCTGCTTTTAAGATTTTATTTAATTCCCTTTCAGTCACTTCAAAACATTGTTCTGATGTATTATAAAAGCCAGAAGGACAAAGTAATTCAACCCCTTGACTAATAGTTTTCTCATCATCTAATTTTATTGTTTGAATTTTAGATAAATTATCTCTCCAATATTTGTCAAGTCTCTGCTCTCTATTAAGAGATTTCAACTCTATTTTTAATGCCTCGTAGTCTATATTTTTTATTATACCTATTTTATTTAGCACAAGATATTCCTCCGTGTTTTATTGTAATTTAATTTTTCTTCACCTCAAGAATTATTCTAAGTTTAGCAAGAATCTTGCAAGTTTTCTATTATCTTTAGATTTACCGTCAACAATAAAGTCTGCTACTGCACCCTTTTCTTCTACAATTTCATTTACTTTTTCGTCAATAGTATCCTTTGTAATATAAGTTCTAATATTGACACAGTGAGTGAGTCCAGGACGATGTGCTCTATCTGTTGCTTGATCTTTATCTGCCATAGTCCATGGTTCATCTAGGAATAGAATATAATCTGCTGCTGTTAAAGTATGTCCTGTTCCGAGTTTTCCTGTTGTTCCTATGATAATTTTATATTCAGGATCCTGTTGGAATTTTCTCTTTATTTCTTCAACTTGATCTCCACTTTTCACTGTGTTTCCTGCAACAGATAAGACTTTATATTTCTTTTCAAGTCTTCTTTGCAATTCATCTGTCATTTCTGTCCAATTTGAATAAATAATAACTTTTTTATTATTTTCAACAATTTCATCAACATCTTCTTCAATTCTGTCCATCTTTGCACTTTCAAGAATACTTGTAGATAAAATACCTGTAAATCCAGTTGCTTGTCTTAATCTTATAAGCATTGCCAAAGGATTTGGACTTTCTTCAATTCTATCTATATTTTCCAAAAGTTGATTATAGACTTCATCATAAATCATCTGTTGTCTTTCGTTCATTGTAACATAAACATTTTCATAAAGTTTTGGTGGTAAATCTAATACATCTTCTTTTACTCTACGCAAAGAACATTGAGATAACTGCATTTGAAGAGCATCTAAATTTCTATAAGAAGTGACTTCATTATACTCCCCAAATTCACAATAATAATGTTTGAATTGACTATAGGTTGAATGTTCTTTTCCTATAAGAGTTAGTGGAACCCAAGCATCTGTAGGACGATTTCTAATCAATGTTCCTGTCATTGGAACAATATACGGAATACCACTTAATTTCATAAGATTTTTCCCCATAAGATTATCTGGATTTCCAGTTTTCTTATGACACTCATCAATAGCAAGGAAGTCTATTGTAGTTGGAGTTTTCTTGAATTCATTATTTACTGTATCTACAAATTTATCTTTTTGTAATGTTTCAGCATTTGTAATTAAGAAGAACTCTTTATGTGTTTTGAGATCTTCTATTCTTTCATTGATAGATCCTGCATATCTTTTTCCGTTTTTACGATATCTTGAACCTAAAATATAACAAGATTCATCTGAGAATTTCTTTATTTCTTCTTCCCAGTTATATTGTAAGTCACTTACACAACAAATAATCAAACATTGTCTGATTTTTCCTAATTTTTTAAGTGCTATTGCCTCAGCAATGATAGATGCAGTTTTACCTAATCCCATAGTATCCAATAAGAGATATTTAGGATGATTTATACCATATTCAACTGCTATCTTTTGGTGATTAAATAATTCTTTTTTAAGATCTAATTTTGGAACTTCAAGAATATCATTTTCTAATTTCTCTTTTTTGAAGTGAATTTTGATTTCAAGATTTGGATATCTACTTATTATGTCTCCTAAATTATAAAATGGGAATTCCCACTCTCTTGTTTCTGCATAATATTTTCTACAGTTAAATGATCTTATGACTGCCACCCAATTTTCATTGTAAGTAGAGAATTTCAAAAAACAAGCATATATTCCAGGAACAGTAATTGCTCTTCTTATATCTATTTCTAACATCTATTTCACCTCTTCTATAAACTGATTTAACATTTTCATTCCATTAAGAATTCTATATAAGAATATTTCTGAATTTCCTGTATCTCTTAGTGTCTGTCTTTGACATTCCTGTCCTGCTATACATAAAACTGCTCTCCAAAATGTTTCTCCAAACTTGTTCATTTCTTCTGAATAATATCTACTCATAATTTCCTGCATAGTTTGTTCTGCTCTTTCTCTTTTAATATTTGAAATAGACTTGTTTATACCTAGAATATGGCTCAGAATGGTGATAAATTCATCTTTAGTAAAGTTCTTTATGTTAAATATTTCTGCTTGTTCTGCGACGGATCTAATAATTGAATTAAAGAATGCATAAAGTTGTTCACATAACACAGGTCTATCTTTAACATTTTTACTATGTCTTATAAGATATTTATAATCGCCAAACATAATAACATTATTATTGATTACAGGAGTTATAATTGCCTTTACTGATCCACTACCATCATAACAATTTGTTAGTAAAACATATGGAATAAGTTTATCTCCAAATAATTCTATTTCTGGCATAGACAATACAATAAAAGATCTTTCTCCCTTACTCCATTCTCCTGCTCTAACAAACTTAAAATTATATGTATTTATTAATTCATCCACAAAATCAAATCCTTCTGAATTACTTAGAACTGTATAATCTTTGCCTACAACTCCCAATACTGTTTCATTATTCTTTACTGTAGCATAGTTATCTTTTATTTCTCTGCCGTCTTTTAAGTATATACTTTGTTTTTCAACTGAATAATTTAACTTACTTTTGTTCAAGACTTCTTCTATAGAATTACATTCAGAGACATCAACTCCTAGATCTTCAAAATATAATTTATCTCCTATCATATAATTCCTCCAAGACTTTTTCTGTAGTTTCTTTCTGCACTTATTTGTTCGTTAGTGCACCAAATAATAAGATCATTCAACTGTTCTACAGTAAGTCTTCCAGAATATCTTAATCCTGTAAATTGTTCAAATTTAGATATGTATTCTTTTACTTTTGGATCTTTTTTAAGCATTCTTCTGATTTCTTTTCTTAGTTCAGTTGTGCTCATATCATTTCCTCCTCTACATTATTATAACTGTCTTTATCTTTACCTCAAGTAATTTTTCTTCATGTGATGAATTATTTTACATAAATATTGACTGTGTGAATAGATCCTCCATAAACACAGAGTCCTGTCTCTCTATTTATAAATGTGAATTGTCCTCTAACTGCATCAACTATATCTTGAATAAATTTCTTTCTTATTTCAATAGTTTCTTTTGTTCCATTCCAATATAAAAGTTCTGCATAATATTTTCTCTTATCAAAAAGATCATCTAAATCCATTTTTATTTGATCAGAATTATTCTTCATCATTATATTCCTCCGTATCATCAATATAATTATAACCATCTAACCAATCTTGCAATTCGTCCATTTGTTCTTTTGTAACTCGCAAATTTATTTGCGTATTTGCTCTAGTTATTTCAATACTGTATCTCCAAGGATCAACTTGATATATTCTGTAATATCTGGGTTCTCCAGGCAATTTAATTTCATTGTAAACTTTATCAATTGAATTCTCACTTAGTTCAAAGCATTTCAAATAAGTTTTAGTATTATTTACTTTATATTTTGGATTATAATATTCAGAACTTTTGAATTTTGCTTTTTCTTCATCATTTAACCAGTGATAATAAGTTGCCTTATCACTATTTTTAAGAGCGAGATTTGCTCTAATGTTTCCTTTGCTTGACTCACCATAACTTATGAATTTGAGTTTACTTCTCATATTTCTCATTTCGTATCCTTGCAATCTTTCCATTTCATTTCTCCTAAATCAATAATTTTGTTTATTTTATATGCAATAGAGTTAAGTCTTCCATTCATATTGTTTTCATTTATAAGTTTGAGCAATTCTTTTAGGTCTCCTCTGCTGATTGTTAATAATTCAATAGAATCATCTGTAATCAATTCAAGATATCTACTTTGTGTATATCTAGGAACTTTCCCGTGAATTAGAACTCTTACAGTTGTTGACGCAAATTTTTCTATTATTGCATTGTAGTATTTATCATAATCAGGATAAGTGTAATATCTAACTCTGTCTCCGACATGAAGATCTTTCCCATTCTTATCTTTGAATCCTCCTACTACACATTTATCTGCTTTCCATTCCTCATATTCTTTTCTTAAAAGTTTGCTTATTTTCTTATAAGCATAATCTGCTCTGTTTGTTGCACCAAGACAATATCTTTCAAGATTTTCTGCACTGAACATGTATTCATAAAGACCATCAATGTCTTTCCAAACTCGTTGAAGTGTATCTGATTTTTCTTGTAGAAGAATGTAATTAAATAATTCTTCTCTGCCCTTTTCTGAAATATAAATAGGTTGATTTTTATCTAAACTACTTGTTACCACTTTTATTTCCTCCTTATCTTTGGTTTCAAGTTTTTCTGTATTCTTCCATAAACGATAATAGAAGTAATGTTCTTTTAATATTCTCATAGCACCATTATAACAATTTCTATTTAATCTCCCCGAGAATAATAGTTCAGTATTATCTTTTGTATGTTTATAAACACATATTGCTTCAGGAATACCTTGTATGTTATGCGTTCTTAATTCAAGAACAATTTCATCAGTCGTTTTAATATGAAAACTAGAAAACATTTCTAGATCTTCATATTTAGGAATATCTTTTATTGAACAATAATACATGTTATTTTTCCTCTCTTAATTCTGCTTGTGCCTCTTTTATAACTTCTTCAATACATTCATTTATGTATATTGGATATTTCTTACCATTATATTTTCTATGCATATCATAATAAAAATCTTCACATCTCTCTATTGCAATTTGAACTGCTCTTCTAAGAAGTTTTCTTTGATATAATCTCTGAGTTTGTAATCTATATTTCTGATATTCGGTTAATTCGTTTTCCATAACTATTTCTCCTTTACAAAATCCATAAGTCTTCTGAATCTATTTTCTTTTACACTAAATGCAACATTTCTATAAAAGGTATTTACTGAACTTGAACTTACATCTGTGTAATCAAAAGTGTTGATTTCAAGTATTTTATCTGATTTATCGTATTGTATCATAACAAGTCCATTTGTAAGAAATAAATAGTCATTTGAATATGAAATAAATTTGTCAGTTATTTCATCAATAATATAAGGATAACAAACAAATTTTGCAACATCATACGAATTACACTTTTGAAGGATATAACACAATTCTGAAAAGGTTGTATTAGGTTTTCTAAACTCGTATTTTCTTAGTTCTTCTCTAATACTTCTCATAAAGTTTTCATTATCTATAACTCCATCAGAATTTTGATTTCTTTTTAATAGTTGTTCAATAGTTCCAATTATCAATTTTCTACGATAGTTTACTTCATCTATATTTGATTCTTTTTCTTTATACTTATCAATAATGTCTTTCATAATTATTTCTCCTTCAAATTTTGATTTAAGTCATATACTTCTTTTGTGCCATCATATTTGTAGATAATAAGTTTATTATTCTTACACCAAAATGGATCATTTTGTTTCTTGTAAGGTTCTCCTCTTACATAAGGTTCGTCTGTAGATTTACCTGCAGTTAGATAGTCATCATCCCATCTATATCCACAACAAGGACAATAGTCTCTATATGGAGCAAGTATTTCTCTCGCTATTGCTTTAGCACTATCTAAATTGTATGCTTGAATAGATATAAATGCATCTACATCATCATTTCTTATAAGATGACCCTCAACATTATTTTGATTTATGTTATAGTATCTTAAATCACCTTGTTCTATTTTATATAACTTTAATATTCCTTCTACTTCAGTTAAGAAATCATCGTTATCTATTACATTTCCTAAATCTTGATTTTTATATAAAGCATTTTCTATTTGTTTTAATAAAACTTTTCTTGTATCTTCCATAATTATTCTCCTATTCTTTTACAACTTGAACACCTAACTCTGTAAATATTTCTAAAACACTTTTGGCACTAGATAAAGGTGGTTGTTGCATAGCGTTGTAATTTTTCTCTCCTGCAACTAACAATATTGTATCAAATGGTGCAATATTGTAATACCATTTCCATAATTCAACTAATTGATGTATACTTAGTCCCTGTGTTAACAATATTTTTCCTTCACATTCTACTTCTGTTGGATTGTGTAATGCTATACTCTTAAGGTTAATTATTCTTTCCATAATTATACCCTCCTCATTAGTTGAATACAAGTATACTTGTCTTTAGGTTTTATTACCTCATAATGACCTTTTAATTGTCTTGTCAATTCTTCACAAACTTTATCTAACTGCTCATCAGTTAAATCCCATGAAATACAACAATGGTCTTTTATTTCATCATGTTTAGTCACTGTGCCACTGCCATTTTCAGCATTCTTAAATAGTATGTATGAATAATCATCTCCTTCAGGTATTATATGATTTCTCCAATATCTTGCTGACAAATCTTTTGGTCCATAACAACAAGAACATTGATGTTTCTTATATGTGAAGTGTGCAAAATCAATGTTACACACTTCTCTTAAATGTCTTAAATCTAAATCTCCATAAGTTAACATAATCAATTCTCCTTTATCCAATAATTTCCTATTGTCTTTTCACCACAATCCCATATATCATATAAGTCGTATCTAGTTTTATCCTCACTTAGTTTTACACATGTTATATGGTGAGCAACTGTTATAATATAACTTTCATGTTCCCATCCACCAACAAGCATTTTATGATTTAGATCACGAATAAATTCATAAACTGTGTATTTCTTATATGTGTCATAATAACCATTGTCATAATATCTTGCTCTAGGTTGAGATTGTTTATTCCATCCAAGTTGTCTCAGGTATTCATTATATACAATAGGATCATTAAATACTCTCTTCTTCTTGAATGCGATTTCATTTAAGTCAGTGAATACCTTATCCCAAGTTTGATTTGTTGCTAGTGCTATTGCTCTTATAACACAGTCATCTGTTTTCCATCCCTTTGGATTTGCATTATATTTAATCATTCTTATTTACCTCCCTAATGTAATAATTTGAATAATCTCCTAAATGATACATTTCACCTATATAACATTGTGCGTCATATTCAGAATTAGTTTCGTAACACACCCTTGTTTCATGACATCCGTAAAAGTCAACATCAAAACACACTTGATACTTTACCATATTGATTCTCCTTTACTTAGCATTTCATACTTCTTATTATATAATTCATCTAAGTATTTGTTGCATTTATCTTGTATAACATCATTTCCGTGACTTTCTCTACGGATTTTTACAAGTGTCTGGATCTTTTGTCCGACACTTGCTTTTCCGTTGTTTACCTCTTCAATAATTGCTTTTGTAAATTCTTCTTTTGTCACATTTTTATTAAGTATCATGTTATTTTACCTCCTTAACTAATATTCTAATATGTAAACATTGACCATGTCTTTCATTTACAATAATATCTTGATTATATCCACCAGCAGTTATTGCCCAAATGTGTGCTGTTCTTCCGTTTATTCCTCTAACATAGAGATCTCCAGTTGTATCATCTATGTGAGTAAATTCATCTCCACATATTTTTCTAATCTTTGCTTCAATTGCTTTCTTTTGATTTAGCATGTCTTTATGTGCTTTATTATGTATTTCTGTGTCTGTTCTAATAATCAATAGCCAAGTGTAATCTGACATTGAACATTGATTATCAGATAGCAATTTCTCAAGTCCATTATACTTTTGTTGCATCCTGTAATAATCTCCACCAGTAACATAATCCTCATAAAGTTTTCCATTAACTTCAATTTGATCTATTATTACTGTTGTCTCAACTACTTTGTATTTTATTCCTTCAACATTTCTATCTCTTACAGTTGCTTGTTCTGTAACTCTTTTCCAATTTGGAGATATTGTAGCACAACAGTGTTGTTTCATTTCAGGAATTATCACAGGAACTGAATCTTTATTGTAACTAGGATAATTTACATCTAATGTCTTCTGTTTCTTTTTCTCTTCCTTCCATTTATTCATTAAGTTTTGTGTCTTTGTGATTTGATTATATCTATTTTCTTCATAATCTTGCATCCATTTTTCTAATAATTTGAATTCCATTTTGTTCTCCTTTTGAAAAGTAAGTTTTTACTTTTCTATTATCATTATATTCTATTTACCGAAAAAAGGCAAGAGGATCAGACGAATTTCTTTGATTTTTTTTGAATTATTTTTTTCGTTTCCTATTTTATTATAATTAAATTTATCTTCACCTCAAGAATATTTTCTTCACATGAAGAATTTTTAGCATATAAAAAGAGACCACTATTTTGTGATCCCTTTATATAATTATTGTTTTTTATTTATATTCTTTAACAATAGTTATTACTTCATTTAATGCTTCATTTAAGTTTTCTGCGTATACAACACTTTCAAGTCTTTGTTTTATACTTGTCATAAACTCTGTATCTTCTTTGAATACTCTATCTATTTCAGATGTATCAATATCTTTTATTTGATTCTTTGCTTCAGCAACTAGTCCTTTGACAAGTTTTTCGTCTATACTGTATTTTGTTGCAATTTTTTTAATGAGTTTTTCTTCATTAATTTTTCTACTTAACCAAACAATAAATTTCTTAAATCCGTAGTCTCTAATGATTTTAACAATTTCCCATACAAACTGTGAACAAAATCCTAAAGCAAGTGCTGCACCAAATAAGTAAGTTGCTGTAATTGCTGTGCTAGTTGCTATTGCTGTAAATAAAGCGACAACTGCTATTGATACAAGATACACAGATATAAATGCTGTAATTTTTCTTAATCTTGCAATCTTTTCATCTTTCATTATTTTCTTTAGTAAAATGTTTATAGGAACCATCACAATAACAACTCCTACAATCAATAATAATGACCACCATTGAAATGTCTCAAATAGACTTCCAAAGTTTCTAAATAATTCTGTAAACTCCATAATCTATATTCTCCTTAATTTAACATTCCATCTAAATTATCTTTATTAGTGTTTTCTGTAACTGTTTCTTCTGTGATTGTATTATCTTTTGGTAAATCCTCTGGCAATTTATCTTCAGCCATTTCAGAGCCATTCTCAGTGGTAACAGGAATAATTTCTTTTAAGACATCAATAAAATCAGTTTCCTCTTCTATTTCAGTAAGAATTGCTATATGTCTATTGTTCTTTTCAATTTCTTTATTAAGAACATTATATTCTTCGCCACACACTTCATTTATAGCACTTTCTCTTAATTCATTTCGCAATGCAAGAATTTTATCTTCAATAACTTTATTGATTTGTTCAATATGTGCATCAATCAATTTTGTTTTAGTTTCTTCTACTAATTTATTTTGATTTAAGTAGTATTCTATTTTCTCTTTAATTTCCATAACTTATCTCCTAATTATTAAATATTACTCCAGAATAATGGACAACAAGATAGTATATTCCTGCTAGCATTGCAACTATTACAACTGTAACTAGAATAGACATAGCAATCTTCCATCCACCTTTTGCGATTTTACCACAGACTGCTGTAACTATTGTCATTAATGATTCAATTGCAAATCCTATCAAAGAAAATGGTAATAGTAAGATTTGGAATATTGTAAACACTATTCCTGCAGGAACCATTAGCCATTGCATCGCTTTTAGAGATAGTTTTTCTCTTACACCTACACATTTAAGAATAGATTTATTTGCTTCAAAGAATGCATTTGCTTTGTCATCTTCTGCCTTAAGATTTGCTACTTCTCCTTCAAGTTTACTTTTAATCTTTTCCAGAGCAGCAATCTCTTTTTCTTTCTCCTGCTTTACTTTTTCTGCCTCTTGACGAATTTTCTCAGTTTCTGCTTCAATCTTTTTCTTTTCTGCATCTGTAATAAGTTCGTCTGTCTTCTCTTTAACAATTTTATCTACAGTCTTTTCATTTTGTAATGCCTTACTTGTTGCAGCAAGATCAATAACATTTTTAACATCTGTTGATTGTCTAGCATTTTGAATAATGATGTCATTAACTGCATTATTGACATTTTTATCATCTTCTTTCACTGCAATAGGTCCTGTTGTAGTCTGCTTATTTTGAATTGTTACATTAGAAGAATTTATTTTAATATCTTTTAATTTATCCTCCATTTTGTCCTCCTAATTAATATAACTCAATTTGTGATTATTTATTTTCTTCCACAAATATATCTGGATCTAAATTTGTTTCTACTCTGTAATCTGGTATTCCACCTTGTAAGTTTATCCAGTTTCCATCTGCATTTTCATACCAATTATCATCATGATATTTGAACTTGTCTTCAATATAAACTGTTCTGTCTTTTACAAAAATGTTTTCATTAACAGTTCTGTCTGCTAAATTCTCTATGTCTCTCCTTAATTGATACATCTTTTTCTATCCTCCTTGTATATCTATCAACATAATTAAATTCTTTGAGATATCCTTTGAATGTCTGTCTTAAATCTGCGAGAACTTTATCTTCTACATTCTTTAACATCAATTTCTTATATTTTCTTTTATATCTTAAAATGTTTTTCTTATATGGTTTCATAGAAATATATCCATCTTCTTTTAGATTAAATCTTCTTTTCATGTAAGTAAATCCATGTTTAAGACTTATAATTAGTGTTTTCTTTGGATTTAATGTTAGTTTTAGTTTTTCAAATAATTCTTTTATTTCTCTTAGGCATTCCTTTAATTGTTCTTTTGAATTGCAAATAATATAACCGTCATCCATATATCTTCCATAATACTTAAATCCTAATTTATCTTTTATTAAATGATCTAATTCATTTAGATAAAATGAGGCACTTACTTGTGATATTTGACTCCCTAATCCTATTCCAGTATCTCCATCAAAACAATTTACAAAATAACTATATAATTTGAAGATTTTATCATCTTCTATTATCTTTCTCATCTTATCTATCAATAATTTATGATTTATAGAATTGAAGAAATCTTTTATATCAAATTGTAATATATAACCATCACTGCCATTTTCAAGATAATACTTGTGCAAATGCTTTCTTAATCTTTTAATAGCAAAACTAGTTCCCTTTCTTTTAAGACATGCTCCATTATCGTAAATCAATTTTGGAGTTATTTTAGGAATTAAGTAGTAATCACATAGAGTCTTTTGAACTGTCCTTTCTGTAATATGAACTGACATTATTTTGCGGACTTTTCCTCTTTCTCTGATTACAAATCTATGAAATCCACTACTTTTATATGTTTCACTTATAACATCTCTTCTTAGTTGACACACATTAGACATCATCAATGCCTCGAAGTTTTGTGTGCTTGTTTTCCATCTAACTTGATGTGTGCATCTCTTTGCACTATTATAAACATGTGTAAATGAGAATAATTCTTCAAGAGTATTACAAGTCATAGTATAAATCTCCAATAGTTTACAGCAGTCTGGTAGTCTATTGCCCTACTGCATCTATATCTGTTTCTCTGCTAAGCAGACGGGAGTGAACTCCTTTGAAGACGCACTGTTTTTGTCCTATTTCATACTACTTCTTAATGCATAGTGTCTTCAAATCCTGGACGAACACGATAACTATTGTTGACATTATTGTTATTGACATTACCATTATTGTTAAGATAGCAAGCATTGTTAGTGTTATTGGAGTTAACTGAACGACAATAGTTCACACCCATGAACGACTTTTATATAAATCTACATTATTTCATCATTTGCTAAATTTAATTCCGCAATTAAATCTTCTTCAAACATAGATATTCCTAACTGTTTTTCAAGTTTTTGAAGTTTTGCTGCAGCATTTTCATCACTAAAATCCAGAGGATTAAAATGTTTTTCTCTAAAATTAGTTAATTCTTTCTTCTTTAGTCCTGATATATACATCATATCTTCATTTATAAGATTTTGCCATTCATCCCATTGTTTATCTGTTATTTCAAGAGATGCTTGATCAAATACTTTGTATAGATCTAGCATACTAGACAAATATTCAAGTCTTGCTAAGATCTTTTCACATAGTTTCACTCTTAAGATACAATTTACATCAAACTTAGAATATAATTTCTTCACATAAAATACATCCATGTAAAGTTTTGTAACAGGAATTATAAATGTTTGCAGCATATAATCTTTCATTCTTTTGGAACACTTGTTATATCTCGTTATGGATACCTTTACTAATTCTCTTGATGTTTGTAAGAATTGTGCTGAACTCAATGTTCTCTTTGCTTTTATTACATTTGACATCCTCCCTTTCGTCCTCCTATATCTTATTATACAGGAATTCTTATAAAAGTTTCTCAAATTCATAAGATTTTTATTCCTGCACTATACTTTCGTAAGTGCAATAGGAATAAGGTTTTAGGCAATTCTAAAGCCTGGACGAACACGATAACTACTGTTGACAACACTGGTAATGACAGAACCAATATAGTAAAGATAGCAAGCACTGGTAGTGCTAGTGGAGTAAACTGAACGAGTCCATTCATCTTGACCCATGAAGATATCATATATACTTTCATAAGCAGGATATTTGCCACCCTCACCTGCGATGTTATAATAATTCATTGTGGTTGCACCCGTTCCACTCTTTAATACAGATGTTCTATTTAATCCAGTAAATTCTTCTACGCAGTTAATATCAGTATAATCTTCAGTCAATGATAAATAAGTTGTTTGATTCAATCCTGTGCTTGAATAATCACTAAATTTGACCATATATGTTTGAATTGAACTAAATGCTCCATAGAATATACCATCTTCTTGAAGTGTCTCATAAAATCCATAATAAGTTGTAGAAGCATTGTAGGTTGTTGCTCTTGTATACACATATCCTTGTGATACTGTAGATCTAGTATAATAATATCCTGCATCAAAAGTTGCTTGTCCTATTCCTGATCCTACTGATTTGAAGTATCCTTTTAAGAATTTTACTCCAGATTGTGCAGCACTTTGACTTGCAAAATATGTCATTTCTGTATCTTGTGTGAATGTATCTGAAGATGGATTATAGGTATATACACCACTTGTAGTTCCATTTCCATCTGTATAGTATATTTTATCAAATTCAATTCCTGTTGAAATAGAACTTCCTGTTGGTTTAATACCTGTTGCTTGAATATAAACAGCATCACCTTGTTTCATAAATTTTTGTCTTAAATCTGAATACTTATAACCACCAGCAGATGAATATGTCGAACTAAATGAAGATGCTGTAGCACTTGATAGATAAGTGAAATAAGGATCCCACATGTAAGTTGAAGAATAAGGGAATTTCTTTCTAAATTGAACTATATTTTTGCCATTTATTGTTTCTATTTTCTCAACTAAGAATATAGCATTATTAAATATACTTCCTGTTTGAACAAATTTCCACTCATTTTTAATATCAAACATAATACTGAATATTCCTGCTTGACATGCTTCATGTATTTCTGCTGCAGTATAATCTGTTAATGGAACTTTTGCACAAACTGCTCCTATTCCTGTGATTGTAACTGTTGTATTCCACACTGTAGAACCACCTCTTTCTGCTGTGACGGTATATGTTCCTGTAGCACTAACAGAGATTGTCTTTGAACCTCCTCCTGTTGGAGTCGTATATGTATCTATAACTGTTGAATTAGAATCTCTTGTAGTTATTGTTGTGCCACCTATGTCTGCTACAACTATCACATATCCAGTATTTGTTGAACTTGTTACTGTAACTCCTGCTGTTGCTAATGGTAAATTTACACCATCAATTCTTATTGCTGTAACTGTCTTACTTGTATCTATTGCCATATTTTAATTCCTCCTTTTATGACACCCTAGGTATTGTAAAATATTGATCTAATTTTATTGCTTGTGATTCAGTTTGTAATGCAGATCCTTCTGCTTGATAATAAGTTGCAGGATTCATTGAAGATGTTGTAGTTATATCTATACTTCCATCTGCGTTTTGAACAACTAAATATCTTTGCACAGGTTCTGCTCCACCACCTTGAACATCTACAACAACTTTACTAAATCCATCTACATTTTCATCACTTGCCAAATATGTTCCGTTATTAGTTATTGTCTTCTCACTTACATTAGGAGAAACATTTACATCTGCATATTGAAATAAAGATACATCTGTAATTCCATTTGAATCTATATTTTTTGTTCCAGATGGAGTTTTTACTGTCCCTGCATTTATTTTATCCAACACATAAGATGGTGTATCTGTCCCTCTTGTAATTGAAATGTCTTTTGCAGTTGCTACAGTTTGTATTTTAGTCTTTATTGCCTCTGCATCTTCTACATATTCTTCTAATTCTGTATTTAAGTCGTTTATCTTTGACATAGATTATTCCTCCTCAAACTCTTCAGGATGTTCTGCCCTATATTTTTCCATTTCAATTCTTCGTTTCTCTGCTTGTTCTTGTTCCCATTGAACTCTTTCTTCATATGCTTGTTCAATAGTCAACGCAATAGAATCATGAATCAAATTCTTATGACTCTCTAAACTTTCAATGAAATGTTCGTTGTAAATATAGACATCTCCTGTAAGATTTAACTGTTGTTTCATTCTTTCAATATCTGGATTTGTTTTGTCTTTATAAATCATACTCTTATACTCCTATTTAATAATAACTGACTTTTAGATATTAATCTTTTCATTTGTCTTATAGAGACATATTTTATTATGTATGAATTGTAATAATGAACACAAGACTTTAAGTGTGAGAACCAACCATATAGAGATAAGAATATTCTACATCTCTTTAAACACAATTTATCTTTCATTCTTCTTGCAATTCTATTTAATTTTATGAATATTTTCTTTCGTAATAATGTTTTATTAGGATAAAACTTATACCCAACAAAATCTAATGGTCTACTATGCATTCTCCATAACTGCCACTTATGCTCCATAGAACAATTAAGAATATTTAACATTTCTTCTATTTGTAATCTTGCTCTATGTAGTTTTCTTTTGTTATAATCTATAAGAACCATATCATCTACATATCTTGCATAATACTTCACATGAAGAATTTCTTTAATAAAATGATCTAATTGTTCTAAGTAAAAGTTTGAGAACCACTGACTAGTATAAAATCCAATAGGAATTCCTTCTCCTCCATTATCAATTATTGAATCAAGTAGTCTTAATAATTTCTTATCTTTGAATTTTCTTCTGAATTTTTCTTTTAATTTTTCATGATCTACATGTTGATAAAACTTTCTGATATCTATCTTTAATAGATATTTTCTTCTTCCTTTCTTGCGATAAAATGAATCTATATAACTTTTACAGTAATGAATTCCTCTTCCCTTCACACTGCCACAACAATATTTATACATACCCTTGTTTATATACTTTTCAACAACTAAACTTATTGCCCAATGAATAATTTGATCAGGGAAGAATTTTGGAATTTTTATTTGTCTTTCTTTTGTGTATTCTCTTATCTTCTTTTCATATGCTGGATGTAAATTATATGTTTCATTTATTAACATGTCTTGAAGAATTAGTAAGAATTGTTTTGGATTGTTGAGAATCTTTTTGACTCCAGATCTATTCTTCTTGTTTCTTGCAGCATTCTTTAATGCTCTTTCTAAGTTGCTCATTTCATAAATCTTTTCATAAAGATTCCCAACTCTCTTCAAAACTAATTCTCCTTTTATATTTGTTCACATTTAAGTGCTATTATCTTTTTATTCTTAGCGTAGTCTTCCGAGTAAATACCTACTAAACTATTAAATGCCAAGATGATATTTTCTACCAAGTGGTAAGGATAACTGATTCCTAAAATAGATAATAATTTTATAAAATTGCGACCACCAATGATGTCATAGGAGTTAGACACATTGTTACGATTGAAGTAAGACAGACCATTGTTAGCATTGGCATTGTTGTAGTTAGCACCAGAGTAGACAACGGTGATCAAGGAATCAGAACCCTATATTTAATTTATGTGCTTTTCAGAATTATTTGTTATAATTCCACGGAGGCACATCCTCCGTCACCTCCTACTGTCTTAAAAGGCGACCACCAAGGATGCCAGAGGAGGAAAACACAGCGCTACGATTGAAGGCAGACAGACCAAAGCTAGCATTGGCATAGCCGTAGGAAGCACCAGAGTAGACAACGGGATAATTTGAAGTAGTATTATAAATTCTATCACAGAATGCTTGAGTGTAATCTGTTGCACCTGTAGTCTTAGTAGGCATAACTAAGAATGGTTTATTATCATCCATACCAAATGCCTTAATGCAGTTAGATGCAGGATCTACCCAAGATAATTGAGTCATATTTGTAGTTGAGTCACTGAAGTAAGCAGGATTATCTGTTACATAGTCTGCTACACTTGTTGTTCCTGCATAAATGCCATCTATAAACTCTAACTGATTTCCTATAAAATCTTCAATATAATGGTATCTCATCTGCCAAGTAGAAGTATTATATCCAGATGGAGTTGTAACTGAATCTGTTCCACCAGTTGCTACTTAACTCCACTTGATGATGGACTTCCTGAGATGTGTCCTGTCATAATTGTAGAACTGTCTTTTGTTGCCCATTCTATCCACCATAAGAACATTGTGACAATTTTGTGTTTTAAGTCTAATTGATGATAGGTATAACCAGTTTCACTGTTATTTCCTGCGTATGTTCTAAATTGAGCACGAGTTGCAGAACCTAATCTTGTTTGTCCTGTTTTACTTTCTAATTTTGTTCCATTTAATGAACCACCATATATACCATAGTCAAATGCATCACATTTATACCAATTACCTTCACTGCCTTGTGTCTTACTCACAGCAACTGAATTGATGTCTCCATTTGCGTCTTTACCAATTCTGAAATACATATCAGGGAAGTGTAATAATTTATTTCCAGAATTATCTGTAACAATTTCTGTTTCATTCCATGGGAATACACTATTAAAATCACTTGATATAGCACCAGTAGAACTATTTATTGCAAAAGTTTTTCCTATTGAATCATCTGTTCTAGTCATTGTAGTTGTAGTGTCATTTGTCCAACTTACTCCATAAATAGGACTTCCACTTGCTACTGCACTTACTGTAATTGCCAGATCTCCTGTTACACTTGCTATAGATATTGTTCCACTAGAATATGCTGTAGAAGTTATATCTACTCCTCCCATAGTTATTAAAACACTTGCTCCTTCTAATGTCCATCCAGATCCTGCAGTTATATTTGCAGTATAAGAACTGTTTTCTTGAACAGTAGATGCATCATTATCCGTTGAGCAATTAGATAGAGTATTTACAACACTATAATTTAGTAATGGATAAACTCCGACTGCCTCTTCTAATCTATCAACTAATGCTTGAGTGGCAGAGAGATTTACTCCACCACTCCCTAAAAAGTTTGTTACTGCCATTAGTCATACACCTCCACTTGAATCTTCAAATCAACTGTAGGAACTGTCTCACAAGTAAATGTTAGAGAGTTTCCATTATCAACTATTTTGTAAATATTTGCATCAGTTATTGCTTCTGCATTATCTAAAACTTGTTGATCTGTTCCTGAATTACTGTTACTTACAAGAGCATTATTACTTGAAGATTTTCCTGTTACACCGAGAGTATAATTATTTCCAACCCAACTTGCTGCATATAGTGTGTATTCTGCTACAGAAGTTTTGTTTGCTTTATTTATAATTCCTGAAATACTTATAGAGTTTGTGCCGTCTGATAAATTTCCAGATAAATATAATGTTCTCCAGAAGTTTGAAGAAGATCCTATATCATATGTTGCAGTTGTTGTAGGAAGTATTTTATCTACACTGTTAAAACTTTTTCTACCACTTACAGTTTGCTGTGTGTCCCTTGTCATTACATTTAATGTATTTGTATTTATTGTAACACTTTCACTTCCTGCTGTAGTTGTATTGTAAATTGCAATTATATCAATTGCTTGTGAATTTACTGTCTTTTGTAATGTTTTTGTAGATGTATTATAACTTACATTTGTTACAGTTCCTTGTTGTAATGCACTTATATTATTTGCATTTGCAGTTATTTGAGCAACAAGAGATGTTGTGATTCCACTATTCAATGCAGCAAGTTGCGCAGCAGTTAATGATGTATCATTAACAATATACTGGAATTCCCATTGAGAACCTTGATAACTATATCTTGTTGTAGGTATCTTATAATAGCATACTGTTGTTCCAGGAACTATACTCAAACTATCTTTATTGGTATCTGTTACAAGTGTATCTATATAATTATAGATTATATGATATCCAACATATTGAGATGTAGTTGTAAATGAACTATATCCAGATACTGCTGTTGCTTTTGTTATATCTGCTAAAACAATACAGTAATCGTTTGTTGTAGGAATTCTTACTTGACCACCAGAATAATATGTTGAAGTTCCATCTAATTCTGCTTTTGTTCTAAATGGATCTCCTGCAACATTTCTAGTAATATAGAATGCAGCAAGTGCGTTTATTGAACTATTTACAAAATCTTTATCTGCAAGTTGATTTTGATCTGTCGCTTGAGATGGGATAAGTGCATTTATATTTGAAATGCTTGTTTGGTTTGTTCCAATCTGAGTTACAAGTGAACTTGTTATTCCACTATCTACTGCATTTTGTTGTGCTGTAGTCAATGTATCTTGTTTACCATCTAATGAATCTTTTACAAGTTTTTCACTAGGAACATTATCATTACTTGTTGTAGAACTCCAACTTGTAACTAGTTTATCATCTCCTATTGCATTAACATCTGTATAAGTTAAAACTACTACTCCATCATATCCGTTTACTGACACAACTTGTCCTGAGTTTGCAATTTTTACCCATTCTGTTCCACTTGATAATGCAAAGTTTCCTGCAATATAGGTTACACCATCTAGCACATAAGTTGCTGTCGCCAAGAAATAATAATTCTTATAGTATGCTTTATTTATTGTGTCAATTACTTGACCATCAATTGCTTGAGCACTTGAACTTGCTGTAATTATACCATTTCCATCAAATGAACCACCATAAGTCATTCCTTGTAAAACTGCTTGTGGAATTCTTTCAATAGGAATTATGCCATTTGAATCAAGTAATAAATAATTATTTCCTGCTGTAAATCCACCATTTGCGTCTGATATTATTTGTGTATTATTTATAACTTGTTGTAATAGTTGAGAATCACCAGAACTTACAGGAGTTATATCTGTCCAATTGTATGGTGCAGTTGAATTTGTGCATCTCCAAATCTTTAAGTTAATAACATCAAAACAGATTTGTCCTGCGACTCCTGCTGTAGCAGATGTTGGAGCACTTGTTCTATATAAGTTTTCAACTTGATAATTGCTCAATAATGTAAATGCTTGATTATAATATCTATATAACTTTCCAGGAGTATAGGTTCCTGTATCTGTTGGAGTCACAATTGAATTATTTTCAAGAGAATCTTCTGATATTACATTTGTCATCTCTGCATTAGTCATTCTAATGACCATATGTGATTCAACATTTGCTATTTCTTCTCTTATATCTGAATGTGCTAAATTACTTGAATTATGCTCGCTAATAGAATTTACTATATCTGTTAAATATGCTATTGAATTACTTGAATTTACTGTAATTCTGCCACTAGATAATATATTTAATAATGAAGAATTATCACCAAGTATAATAGAATTGCTTGAATTTACTCCTAATAATTGAATAGAAGTGTTTGTTGTATTTTTACCAAATATAAATTTATTATTATCAAGAATTATGGATTTATCTGCAATTGAATTAAATGTTACAACCTTATCTAACAGAGTTTTAAGAGGATCTGCTCCATAATAAATGTTCTCTGTATTTATTTGAACATTTTTATCTACAGGAGCCACTCCATTTACTGTTAAGATATTATATAAATCTTTATATGTTCCATTATTTGTTAATGCTTGAGATCCGTCACCATTTGTTCTTAAATAACTAATTAAAGTCTTTTCTGCGTCTGTAAAATTATTATCACTTAAGACTTTATAGACAGAACTTGATCCTGTCTTAAATTCTTTTGTGACATAATTTGATAAATCTATTTTTGCTATTTTATCAATAACAACTGATGCATAACTTCCAACTGTCTTTATCTGAACATCATTTACTTTATTTAAGTCTGTTAATTCACTTTCTTCTACATATCTACTTGTGCCATTAGCACCATCATTTATAAAATCACTTGTCTTTGTTGGTTTGTGTTTTATGTAATAAGGACTATCAGGATCGTCAATATTCCAATCAGGTTGAGTAGATGTGAATAATGCATCTACAATATTAACTTGAACTGCCTCATCTACAATATTCAAGTCATCAATTACTTGATAACTGTCAACAGTAACACTTGTATTTATACTTATTGTATTATCCATTGTTTTCTACCCCACTTTCTAAGATTTTTATAGGAAGATCTCTGAGTAATATTCTTATCAACTTATCACTATCGTCATATAAAGTTGCTGTGAGATGATATTTATTTTCCATCTTTAATAACATCATATCTTCATAAGTTAATTCTAACATTACTGTATTATTTTCTCCCATTTGTATTTTCTTTGATATTATAGGATCTTCATTCATGTATTCTTTTATATTAAAAATTACATTACAATTTGTTCCTATAACAAAATTTATTAGTTCTCCTCCTCTAGTTTTTCCTTTCCAATCAAAGTTAAAAGGAGTTTTACTAGGTTGTCCATAAGTAAGAACCCAAATTCCATGATCTGCTCTAGGACTAGTTGCTTCATATAATATTGACATTACTTTCCTCCTCTACTAATTATAACTCTAACAATCTTCATATCCATCTTTTTTGAATAACTTCTTCAATTCTTTATACATAGAATCATAAGTAAACTTTTGTCCTGTATATGCTGATGTGGATTTTATTTCTATATTTGGATTTTCAAAATAATTTTTATACAATTCTACATTTAATCCAAAATCTTTTAATAATTTTTCATTTAATAGATTTTTCATTGAAATATCTTCATGTATTTGAATTATTTTGTGTAAATATTCTAAATCCTTTTCAAGATTTTCTGTTATCACTAATTTTTGGTTTTGTTCTTCTGTCAAATACGATTTTAATTCTTCTAATGAAGTTAATTCTTCCAAATTATGTTCTTTTGATAAATCTTTGTATATTTCATCTCTTATTTTTGAAATGTATTCTAAGCAATTTGAACGAACTACTTCAAAATTTGCAAGTAATTTTTGTTCTAATTCTCTTTGTTCTACATCTTTGTATCTGAGATAAGATATAAATACACCTTTTTTATTTATAAAACACTCATCTAAATTTAACTTAACATAGGAATTATCTTTTAATTTTAATGCCATATTTAATCTCCTTACCAATAGATTTTTATCCCAGCAGGACCACCAGATCCACCAGAACCTCCACCACCATCAAATATATTTGTTGCAGGAGCACCAGCACCACCTCCAGCACCACATCCTCCTGCTTTTCCATCTGATCCGTCAGTAATTCCACCTCCAGCACCAGATATACTACTCCATCCACAATGCCATTCATTATAAACTCTTGCTATTGTAGTCCATTTTTGATTGTATGTATAATCTTGTCCATATGAACCACTTATATATCCATAAGAATTAGATCCAGAAGATATTCTAGGAGTTGTTCTAAAATACTGAACAAACGCATCATTCATTGCTCCATTTGTATAATTTCCAGGAATATATGCAAATGTTCCAGCATTTGGAGCATAATAATATCTACCATTTGGAACTACTGTAATTCTACCCATCCCTATGTTGCCGTAAATACTTGAATTTATACTTTGATAAAATGTCACTCTAGATATTGCAGGTTCATCTGAAGGAGCATATACAACATTATTGTCTGTTATTAATCCACCATGTCCTCCTTCTACGCTTGCAACTGTGACCCAATCATTATTCCAGAACTTAATTGTAGTTGAAGAGCCATTACTTCCTGAATTCCATCTTCCACCACCAGATCCACCAGAACCCAATACAACTTGTAAGACATTTGTTTCTGCTGTTCTTGTATAAGGCATTTCTATGTGAAAATAGCATAAAGGTCCACAACCTCCACCATAGGAGATTTTACCAGTATACCATCCTCCACCTCCTGCTCCACCTCCTCCAGAACCTTGAATACCTACGATTATACTTGAAGGACATGAAAATGTTTTTACAAGACTATCTCCCTCATACCAATATAAAGTTCCGTTATCTAATAAATTTCCTGTTCCCTTGAATTTAAGAGTTATTGTCTTATTTGCTGCTACAGAATATCTATTATTTAGTATTGGTGCAAGTCCATTTGGAATGTATCCTTTATTCGCAGAACTATCATATGAATTGTGGAAGAATTCATTTATATTTGTCACATAATTAAATGGATGATAATTAGAATTATATGTGGCAAATCTTACTGCAGAATAATTATTGACATCTGTCCAGACTCCATTTACCAATCTTACTTTTTCTCCAGAATAATAACCACTAAAGAAATCAGCCGAATTTGTTCTATTATCATAATCCTGAATAATATCTGAAATGCTTCTACCATTTGCAGTTATATTAGAATAATTTGCCACTTATTTTCCTCCTTAATTTTTATTTTCTAACTCTCTTACTCTCTTTTCTAGTTGTTTTATATAATCCCACAAGATATAAACTATCTTTGATTCACTTACCATCAAATAACCATCTTGTCCCTTTTCTGCAAGTTTGAAGTTATCTAAATTGAAATGTTCTACATCTTGTGCTATAATTCCCACACAATCTCTATTTGAATCTTTATATTTGAAATGTCTTATTTCTGTATTTTCTATAATCTCTTTAACAGTATTGTGATCTATAGAATAAACATCGTATTTCTTTCTTGCGTCTGATGTAGCATAGAATGATTGTGCCTGCATATATCCTGTAGCGACATTGTTTGTAGAATATATTGTTCCTGATTGCATATAAACATTTGAATTTGCATAATGATCTTGATATCCAGATGTTCCTAATGTTCCATCTAAATAAATCTTTGAGTTTGATGTTTGAACTTTTGCTTTATCAGAATTTGTTACATTACTTCCTGATATACTTATATTTATTTGACCTCTATCACTAGTTTGAGATAATGTTACAGTCATTCCGTTTGATGTAGAAGTTTTTGTTCCTAGCACACTGCCTAATTTTTGGTATGTTATTGCATAATCATTTACTTTTGCTGTAGTGACTGCTTTGTCATTAATCTTTGCTGTAGTGACTTCTCCTGCCATAAGGAAGTTTGCTTTACTGAATATATCTGCTATATTTGTAGCATGATTATCTAATGATCCTTCAGATGAATCAAACATTGTTCCTATACCATTTGCACTCATGTAAGGATAAACATTTGATTCAGCATTTCTTTTTACCATTATTTCTGCTAAAACTGTGCTCATAAATGTTGCTTGTCTTAGTGCTGTATTATAATTTATAGAATAAGCAATGCCCTCATATGCACCTTTATATCTTTCAGGGAATGGTTCTAATTGATCTCCACTATAAGTTCCCTTCCAAGTATTATCTGGATAAAAGTATCCAATACTATCGCTTGATTGCTGAGTGACTGATTCAATTGCATTTTCTGCAAATATTGATATTTTATTTCTTACATCCATTTTCTTTTATTCCTCCTTATTCAATGACTGTAGTGGTAATCCATTTACCTTTATCCCAACCTTGTATTCCATAACCTATTGCCTCATCAATTATAGAATCACCATCTTGAACAACACCTTTATTCTCCCAACCTACTGTTGAATTAATAAATGTCCATCCATTTCCTTCCAAATCTGTTAGAGTTATTCCTAATAATAAATCAGAACTTGAATATCCTAATTCTTGTGCTCTTGCATATAGTAATTCTTGTGTGACACTTGATGTAGCATAGTTTATAGTTCCAATAATATCAATAATATTATGTTTATCAAATCCAAAGTAGATATTATTGTAAAGAACATAATTTACAACTATTCCAATTCCTGTTATATTTGGTAACACATACTTTTCTAACATTTCTTTTGACCAAACTTCTGCATTTCCCATTATGTCTAATTGAACAATCATTGGATTTGCATATCCCTTAAAATTGCTGAAGTCTGTTATTTCACATCTGACAATTGAACTAAATATATTTGTCAATTTCATCAAAGATTCTCTAGTTGCCTTTGAATTTCTTTTTAATCCATTTCCCAATATCGCAATTTTAAGTTGTTGCTCATATAAAGATTGATTTACATTTCCATTTTCATCTAGTGGTTTTTCTATACTTATATTTATTCTTTGTGCTATCTTTTCAAGTATATCTCCTGTCGCACTTTGTAGATTTAATTTTGACAGTATAGTTTCAATTACATTACAAGAATTTTGTATATAATTGCTGAACATTTTCATCAATCTGATGAATTTAGGATAATCTCTTAAATAAGATGGAATCATTTCAGTATACTTATTTTCTTGCAAATATAATTCTTCAACTTCTGCTATTGTCATTTATAATTCCTCCATACTAAATTTGATTCCAAGTTATTGTTATATCTTCTGCTGTAATTTTTGCATATTCATTATAATCAATAGGCACTCTTTTTGCTGCTGCAGGACTTACTTTATCTACATTTAATGAATCTATATCAATTACAAAATCTTCATAATTATTTGTAGAAATAACTGAGTATACTGCTGAAGATACACCACTATATAAAACATCATTACTAATTCCAAGATTATTTATATAATTTGCAATATTTTGTTTTATTTGATATTCAATTGAATCTCTTTGTGATCCTGCCTCAAGATTTGTATCTAATTCTAATTTTACATAACAACTAACACCACTTGCTCTACTGAATTGAATAGTATAAGTTGTTGAATCTATTGTTATATCAACACTTATTTGTCCCTCTCCTGTATTTGGATCATAAGATCTTGCTGCTGTAGGAATAGAAGTTCCACATCCTAATGACTTATAATCTAATATTGTTTGTGCTATTGCTATGTCATCTGGATAATCGCTTGTATCTCCTGTGCCATCCCATTCACTCTTTCCGTTTGTTATAACCCAAATTGAGTGTGGAGCCATTCCTATATCATTTACTTGAGAAGAGTTATTTTCAACTATGTAAACATAATTTGCATTTGTGTCTTCCTCTATTTGTGCTATAACTCCTTCTACTGTTCCTACTGATTCTCTGTAAAGTTCTTTTTTGTATCTTGCTCTTAATTGTGCATCAGTCTCTTCTTGATTTCCTAATTTTGATGCAACTTCATTTATAAATGTTATTCCTTCTGGAATTCCACTTGTTAGAATTGTTAAGTTGTTATTTGTTCCGTCGTTATAAGGTTGCAAAACAATGTTTGTAGGATCTGCATTTTCGTTTGTTGCTTCAAATGTTGCTGTTCCTACATAATTCTCTTCTTCTGGATTATCTGCTGTATTTTTATATTTTTCTACAACAAGTTCTTCTTTATTTACCCATTTATTTCCATTTGTATCTTCAAGAGTTATTGCTCCTGCTTGTAATGCATATGGTCTTGCAATTGTGCTATTGTCTGCTATAGTTGCTTTTATCATAACAGAACTATTTGTTTTTGGTTTTCTTGCAATACCTACAAAAGATACAACATTATCTAAGTTTGTTCCACTTGCTCCTGTAAATGATAAAGTATTATATAACTGTTGAACAGAACCACCTACATCTGCTAAACTTCCTGCAAGCAAATCTAAAAATGAATACCATTCGTTTCCTTGTTCTATTGCATAATCTTCCCCATATGCTATTCTTGTTAGTGCTATTAAATCTTCAAGAATTTCTCCTTTTGAAGATATCTTCAATCCACTTTGCTCATCAAATGATAAAATTGAATTTATTGTAATGTTATTCATCTATTAGACCTCCACATTTATTACTTCACTCATTGTAGTTATTACAATTATGTTTGCTCTATAAACTTTATTCACAATATTGCTTGAAAACTTATTTATTTCTCTGACTCCTGCTGTGTTATTAATTATATTCATAACTGCTAAGTCCATGTCATCCTTATCTACTCTTAGAGGAATTCCAAGTAAGACATTATACATTAACTCACCACGAATAACACTGCATCTTGCTTCAATATTATTGCGAACTACTTCTGCATCTTCTACACAATTTGCTATATCAAACTCTTTCTGTATTTTGCCACTAGCATCTTTTGTTCGTATTATGTTATGCCCTCTCATTATTTCCTCCTAATATAATATAACTATTAAAACACATAATTATTTTCTTATCTTCCGTATAGATATAATTCACAGTCTGCAGATATTGCTGTAATATCTAATTCATTATTCAAAATATAAAACGATGCAGACTTTGAAGTTGTTGACTCTGATAATATGCATGTATTTGCAATTAAATAATTAAATTCTTGAGAACATAATTGAATATTTGAATAAACTAAAATTGCTCTTATATTCTCATACTTTGATACATCTACATTAGATATTTGTGATGTGTATTTTCCTATCAATTCCCACTCGTCTTTTGTCTTTAGAACTATTGCTATACAATCATTTAAGTTGTGTCTATTTGTATTACTTTCTATAAATGATGTAGTGTCATTTATTAAATCAATTCCTGATTTTGTTCTATCTAAATGAATACAGACTACATAATCATTTATTTGTGGATATTGACCTGCAATATATGGAATATTTTTAATTACAGGAAGTTTTATATATTTATATCCCAATTCATTATCGCAATTTATTTTCTCCTGAACAATAGGTTGAACTGACAATGTTTTTGTTGATTTATTTACTTCTAAAACTCTTGCCAATGTCCCCACCCTTAAATTATTCATCACTTTTTGATTTGAAGTTTCAAATATTAGTTCAAAATTCTCTGTATTTACATTCATTGATTGTTTCATGATTCATTACTCCTTAAATAGTAATCTCTCGCAAGTGCTCTAATATTCATTTTACTTTCATTCGGACCATTTGTAATATGTGTGTCTATCTTTACTACAACATATAGTCCATTTTCATCGTATTCTGCTCCTGCTGAAGATTTTCTCTCAAATCCTTCTTGAGCATCACTTATAAAGTCATTTGCAATTAAAACTGTGCTGTAAATTCTCATTTTTGGATTAACTAAACATTCAAAACTTATTCCATCATCTTCAAGAGATGGTAATCCTATTAATCCTGATGTAGATTTTAATTTTCCTTGTGCATCTACTCCTGACATAATTATTACTTCTGAACTATCATTTTCTCTTGTTGTAATGATATATACCTTTCCCATTGTGTGCATAAAAAGCATTCCACTTAGTGATTCTCCAAGTTGTTGAAGTAGTTCTAACTGACTTCCATACATTGACTTGTCTTCTGTAAGAACATAAGATTTTAATTTCTCTGACAGAACCAATGGAATAGCCACTTCTCCCTCGTTTGCAATGGATTGAGCAACATTATATAGATTTGTTCCTTTAGAGAAAAATCCACTGTAAAAGCCATAATTATATACATCTCCAAGTTCATAAGCATACATTATTGTCAATGAAGTTTCAGGAGATGGTCTTTGTGTTATCATTCTTTGCAATGTTCCTTCAAAAATACTACTTAACATTCCACCATCTACATCTTTATAACCAAATTCTACTGTTATGTATTTATAACCATTTGTCTTAATTAAATTTCTTGTATATTTATCTAAATTATTTATTTTTATTACTGCTGATGTTCTTTCTTTGTTTGGAACACACTTTATATCTACATCTGCTATTAATGTTTTTACTCCTTGTTCTGGATCAACAAGAATCAAAGAAGATCCTGCTGCATTTCTTATTGAAATCTTTAATAATCTACCAAACATAATTCACCTCTAATTATCTGATACCCATAACATCATAAAGTTTTGAATTGTTGCAGATTTAGGATCTTCTGAATATAATTCTACCTTTGTTGGAACCACATAAAAATATCCAAGATTTAATTGAGGATGTTGTTGAAATAAATTTACTCCTGTATAAAGCATAACACTGTTTATTATGTTTATATAAACTCCGTTTATAAATTGATCTACATTTATATAGTAGTTATCTAAATAACTGTTATATCTTATATGGACTCTATACTTCTCGCCATTTATATTTGTAGAGAATGAATATTGTTTATATGTCTTAAATTGTATCATTTTTATTTTCATATATACCTCTCCTAAAATATACTCTTAAAGAATCCTATAACTGCTCCTGCTGCTGCACCTACTCCCGCACCTACAGCAGTTCCTACTCCTGGAATAATACTTCCTATTGCAGCACCTAATCCTGCTCCGACTGCAGCAGACGCAAGAGTGCCTCCTACAACACTTTGACTTGTTATTTCATTTCCACTTGTTTCTCCTGTCTCATCTTCAACAGAATAACTAGCACCATAACCTACATTAAGTGCATTCATTGTAGTTGTTACTAATTGAGCAATTCTTACCTCTTTGAAATTCAATGTTGGTGTAAACTTTGACCATGAATCATTTGATTCTCTCCAACTTACTCTAGTTAGACACATATTCTTAAATAACGCATGAACTGTCTGTATTTCTAATTGTGTGCCATTATTTAACCAATCTCTGAATAAATCTTTTAATGCTTGATAAGATAAATTAACTATATTTCCATTTTCTGTCATATAATAAGATTTCTTTAATGCATCAAATCCATCACTTATCATTGAAAAGTTTAGATTATCTGGATCTCTATAAATGTGGTCACTTATAAATCCACCCTCAGGAACAGGATATTCTGTCACAGTTGAAGATCTTGCAGGACTTATTTCTTTTATTCCTACAAGATAATATGTTATATTTGTTGTTTTATCTAAAATATATACTTTATTCATTATCCTATTCCTCCTGTTTGTTGTTCAAGTGCTATAGATCTTGCTAACTCGCTATTACTTGAATAATCACTTCCATAAATATAATAGGTATTTGTTGAAGAATTATTTGTAGTATTTGTTGTAGAACTTTTACTGCCTCCAGGGAATATGCTAAATATATCTGAAGCAATATCTACTAGTGAACTTAAGAATTCAAGGAATGTATCTAGGAACCATTGAACAATAGGAGTTTCCAAAAAGTCTATAAATTTCTCAAAGAATCTTTCAAGTGATCCTGTTAATTTCTTAAATGACTCACTTTCTGCAAACATTTTTAATATTGTTGATTTTAGATCCATTCTGAATTTTATTAAATTAGTTTGGAACTCGTCCATTGTTTCATAATATTCTTTTAATTTAGTTGGATCTATTTTATTTATCCCTTGTTCGTAATAATTTATCAATTCATCATATGTCTTTCTTTGTGCATCAGTCATTCTACCAAAATCTGATTCACTTATTCCCATGTATCCCATAACAGATTGCATTGCATTTGCTCTAAGAGAACTTACACCAAATCTTGACATTGTATCTCTTATTCCCATATTTCCGAATGAACCAAATGCATTTAGTTTATTAGATAATTCTGCTTGTTGTTCTACTAAATCTATTGCTCCTGTTATTGCTTTCTTCATGCCATTATATAGTGCTGATAATGCTCCTGTTGCTGCTGTAACTCCAGATGCAAATGAAGACATCTTTCCTGCTAGACTAGACTTCCAATCAACATTTCCTGCCATGGCATCCATATATAATTTATTTTCTTGTGCTTTATTAGTTAAGTTTTCTAAATCTGCTTTCTTCCCTTCAACAGTTAGTTTACCATCCGGACCTGTAGTAAATTTTTGCAGCATATCTTTTATCTTATTTGCTGCAACAGTGTTTCCTGATTTCTCTAATTTTGCTGCCTCTTTTTCAAGTGCTTGTATTTCACCTTTAAGTCTTGATATTTCTTTTATTTGTTCTGCATACTCTTTCTTTCTTGATTTCCATTCATCTGCAGACATCTTAGTAGATTTGATGGCAGTGTCTATTTCACCTGATGCATCTTTCCACTTCTTTTTATCTATGTATGGTTTTAATTCGTATAGGTAAGATCCCATTACTTTTTCTGCCATCTTTTAATCTCCTTATCTTCTCTTATTTTCTATTTGCTCGTTGGCAATTCTTGTATTACTTTCTTTCACTGTCATTATTTCTAATAAATCCAAAACATCCCAAATATTGAACTTATATCTTATTTCTGATAAAGTTGCGTATCCTCCTGCAACTAGTGAATATTCCCAATAAGATACATTTTTTGGATGTATAAATAAACTTGTGTCTATTCTGCTTGATCCTTCATAAAGTTCTGGAATGTTTTGGATTCTGTAAAAACTGGTGCAAGCACATCCCTCTTAAACATATAAAATAAATCTAATGCTATAGATGGATTTCTTTCTAATTCTGGCAATTTTGCATTTCCTTCCACATCTATCAATTGAGTCCAATTATTTCCATCTTTTGACCACAATGTGTATTGAAGACACTTATTAATGAAGAACTCTGCCTTTTCTCCATCAAGTCTTTCAAAGTCAACATTCTTTGTAACTAAATTAAGATGTTCAACTGTATTTAATTTCTTAAATTTGAATTTGACACCATCACAAATATCTTCGTGAATAGTTTCCCAATATATTTTATTTTCTTTTTCTTCCATAATATAATTCTCCTTAATTATAAAATAAAAGTCTGCATCAATTTTACTTAATGCAGACTATGATACAAGAATAGTCTTGCATTGTATGATTTATATCCATTCGCCACTATTCTTTATTTGTCTTATAGAATTTACTCTCACTGCTGTTGCTGAACTAACTCCATATTCTCTCATATCATTTATATCAAGAACTCTTAACTCTCCATAATTTGGATGATACACAATATCTTCAACTTGTAAATAGTCAGGATAGATATAACTAATCTCAAAACTTTCTGCTGTCCAACTACCTTGTTCTTTTTGATTTACTGTGTAATTTCCCTTTGGAACTATTGCTAATTCTATATAAGTGATCTGTTCTTTTGAATCTGGTCTTCCTTTATCGTTAAAATGATTTGTTATTTCTCTTTTAACTTTATATAGTGCTGATGATAAACTTAATGCTTGTCTAAATGCTTGTAAATCTGGTTTACTATATAAATTATGTATAGGACTATTTTTTGGCATTTCTATCTCCTCCGTCAACTATTACTTCTGGTAAAACACCCTCATTACAACTCTTTGCTATTGTAATTGCATCTTCTGGTTCTACCTCTATAACAACTTTACGAGTAAAATTGAATTTTACATCAGTCCTATCCCACCACTCACCATTATTGTTTTCTGATAGTGGAGTTATATCTCCTTCATCTAATTGATAATAGCCATTGAGATTCAAATAATCTTGAACTCTTGTTGTTCGCATCAGTGCTTTTAATAATAAAGCATTTCTCTGTGCTTTTTCACCGTATATGTATACTGTTAATTCTATATGTTCTATAAAGGATGTTGTGTCGTCTGGTTCTACTTCTGACTCTGTATTGTTCTGAGGATTTTCAAGGACTCTAAAATAAATAAAATTATCTTTGTTTGTAAATCCTCTTAATCCATCTATCTCACCACTCTGAGATATAACATTTGCTCCTGCAGGATTATTTCTTTTAGTCTTTTGAAATGCAGGACGAATATTTGATTTCTCTATGTGAGGTAAGATATTTGCAATAACATCATGCATAAAATCTTCAATTTGTTCTTTAGTTTGAATATTATCCATTTTTACCTCCTACCTTTTACATATATTCCTCGTATTGCACCTCTAAGAGATCCTGTATCTATTAATGTAGTTGTAGGAGCATCTTTAGGTTTTCCTGCTCTTCTATTTTTAGCATGTATTGTTGCTGGTTTATCTGGTTCCCAACCATTATCTTCTCTAAAGAATGCTTGACACCATGCTTGAACTGCAAGAGATAAAGCATCTAATTCCTTATCTGCCTCTTCTCTTCTTCCTTCAATTAGCAACTGATAGACCTTATTGAATACTTCTCTGATTTGTTCTTCATGTTTTCTTATTACTGGTTCTATTACTCTTCTAGGTGGAAGATTTTTTACAGGACTTCCGTTTTCAAGAATTGCTAGTAATTGAGCATTATTTATATTTGAATTTGCTCTATTTTCAATTTGTTCTTTAGTATTTCCTGAAGTTTGTAGATATCTATTTGTATCTTCTGGAACTCCTATTAGTATTTTTCCTGTAAATCCTAAAATGTTCTCAATCAATTTTTCATCATTTCTTGATGATTTTAATTCTAATTCCATTAAGATGTTACAACTCCAACATATCCTCTCTGTAATGAGAGTGCAACAAGTCGTCTACCGTATCCTGTTGTTACCCACATCTCATATCCTGTATTTTTAGGAACAAAATATTCAATATCGTAATCGTATGATACATTTGCGACTGATCTACTTTTCATTACACCACCTGCAGTAGCATCTGAATCTGTTGATTGAGCAAATCTAGGATCTGTTGTTATAATGAAGTGAGCAACTGCTAATGACATTGCCTCTTCCCAATCTTCCAACCAATAACTGTAATTAAGTCTTTGTTTCATTTTATTGACGGCAAGATTATATAAATCTGTATTTTCAGAATCCTCTACCCACCACTTTAATTTAGGTATATATAACTTAAATGTATTTACACTGTATTCTGGTGGAGTAATAGGAGTTGGAATGCCATTTAGCATTGTTGTTTACCTCCTTATTGTAATACTCTATAAATAGTTCCGTTGTCTATAAGTTGTTGAATTTGAGTCAATTTTAATTCTTCTTTAGTTAATTTTACTGATGTCTTATCACTGAAGAATATAAAATTCTCTGGTTTTGCTGCCCATGTTCCAAATGTTCTTGCGATAGTTCCATCGCTATTTTTCTTATCCATATGAGATAATTCTTTAACAACTCTAATAGGTTGTTTTGCTCTATATAGACCCTCCACATATCTAGGATCTAATTTTTCTTTCTGAGGTTTTTCAACAACCTCAGTCATTTCTTCTTTCACTTCTGACATGATTATTGTCCTCCTAATATTATTCTATTAAATTATTAAATATAAAAACAAAATTAAAATATGTATCAGTAGAGAGTTTTATCTCTCTACCGACCATAACTTGTTATGGATTTTAATTTATTATTATTGTCCTGCTGTGAAGTCCCAATATGTTACAGGACCAATGTTTGCATTGTCTGTATTATATGGAAGTTGAATCTCACTTGCTTGACCAACAAAGTAAGTTGTATAGCAAAGTTTGTCTGTGTTTGGACCTGTGTAGTAAACTTGAACTGGATATGGAATGTCCATTCTTACATAATCTTCATCAAATTTGTAAGCAACAATTCTTCCTGCAGCATTTGTTCCTACACCATTAAGTCTTGCACGACCTCTCATTCTTAATTTATAGTTATCAAATCCTGCTGCTTTTGCTTCATCAATACCTACATTGAATTCCATCAAGAAGTTTCTTAATGTATTGCTGTAAAGTGTGCTGAATCTGCTTGACAATTCTGTAGCATCAGTTGTTGGTAACAAGAATGTGTCTGGTAACAAATCAATGTTATTGTTTGTATTGATCAAATAGAATGATAAAATACCATTAATAGTTGATACAATTTCTGCGTCTGTCATTTGAGCAAATCCTGTTGCTGTTGCATCTGCAGTTCCTCTTGGAATAATAGTTGTCAATACATTACCTGATGTAAATAGACCATCATTACCATTTGGACCCTCATAAGCAATTTTATCACAGAACAAATCCCATCCTGCAAGAATAGCATCTTTGTAAATTGCTTCAAGTGATTTAGCAAAGTTAAGTTTGTTCAATTTGTCAATTTCAATGAATTTGATATCATATGCAATTTCAAAATTGTAAACATTAACTTTCTTGTGGTTCAATTTTGCGTTAACTCTAGGAATAATGTTAACATTGTTTCCTGTTAAGTTAGCATCTGTCGGCATACCTGCCCATTCTACAGTGAAGAAGTCAACGAAGTCTACCATACCACCACCAACTTTTACTGGAATATCCTGAGCATAAGTTGTGTTGTATTTTGGTTCATAAACTTTTTCATGTAATTTACTTAATTCTGTCATAACGAATGCAAAGTTTGCGTCATGAACATTTGTTTTACCAAGACTTTTATATAATCCTGGATTTGCGTCTCTTAATGAAATACCTTTCTTGCATTCTTGTGCACTTGAGGTAATAGACTCTTTTGAATCTCTAAGAGATACTGCTTCTAAAATACTTTCCATCTTTCTATTCCTCCTATTAAATGTATTGAACGAAGATAACTGTGATGTTACCGTTTGTTCTTCCCATGAATCTTGCACCTGGAACTTCTACATTATCTGTTGAAGTTTTTGTGAATGCTTTTTGTGTTAAATCATAGTAAACTTTGTCTCCTTCTGCTGGAGCAGTTCCATACAATTTAACTGCCATTTCACCATAGATAAGTGCTGCGCCATGGTCTCCTGGCATAAATTTAACTTCAGTTGCACTTTGTGGGAATAAAGGATCAACTTTTACATTTGTTGCAAGAGCAATTCCTGCGATTTTTTCTGTTGCACTTGTCAATACTTTATAAACTTGAGTATTTGCAGTGCATGCAAGTAAATCACCTGGAACAATACCATTTGTTTCTGTTGCAGCAACAGTATATGCTCTTGTCTTAATTTGGCTAACATTTGTTTCATAACCTAATGCTAATTGGTCAAATCCTGCTTGACCTAAAATCAATTTAGACATTTTCTAATTCCTCCTACCTATATCTTATTTGCTGCTCTGTTGTATCTGTCTTGAAAACTCTTATTGATATCTTCTGCTTTATTATTCTTTGCAGAACTATCTGTTACCTTAGAGAATTTTGTGTAAACAGATTTAGAATCTTTAGCGACTTTTACTTCCTCTTCAATTTCGTCTGCGTCAAGAAGTTTGTCTCCGTCTTCGTCTTTGGCATTGCAATCATTTTGTTCTTCAATGATTTCTTCTTCCTCTTTCATTTCTTCCACAGGATCTTCATCACCTACAACATCTGGTTGCTTTACCTCTTCTTTTGCTTCAACAACTTCTTCACCACTGTCTTTTTTAGCAACTAACAAATCTTTAATTTCTAACAACATTGCTTTGATTTCAGCAAGTGTAGGTTCGTCATCATGCTTTTCTTCAACAGTTTCTGTGACGATTTCTTGAGGAACTTCTTCTACTGCGACATCTTCATCTTCTTTAATTTCTTCAACTTCAAAGATGTCTTCGTCAAATAGTTTAATTTTTTGCTTTGACATTTTCTTAATTCCTCCTGTTCCATTGACCTTTTCTGCACTGTCTCTAATTGTAGCACATCCTGCCCTACCATCATCAACAAGTGCTAGATGGTTTCCACGAATTTTTGTCATGTAATAGTTCCCACTTCTGTTTTGAATAACAGTATCATATCCCAATGACAATTCTCGTTTTCTGCCCGACACTACAAGGTCTATTGTGTCTGGATCTGTTATGACTACATCACACATGAGACAGTTTTCTAAATCATCTGTGCCTCGTCTAACATTTATCATGTAACCCTTTGCTAATTCTCTGTAATTCTCAGGAGTCACATTATCAAGAGGATGGTCGTCAACAAATGGTTTGTTCTCAAACGATGCTATTGATGTTGGATCAAACACTTCGTCGTCAGTCCTGAAGACTTTAACTATTTTGTTTCTATCACCACCCTCAATTATTTCGCTTTCTAAATAGTCATAACTACCTGTCCTAGCAATAATACAATCACGACAAATTAACTGTCCGTTGTTGTCTTTCCAGATATGATCACTAAGTTTAGTTCCAAATGTCGTTCTTGTGCTATCTAATAATCGCATGAGTCTTTCAACCTCCTCTACTTAATATTACTACTTTTATTTAATAAAATTGTCTTTTTCTTCACCCAAAGATAAATTTTTCTCTGAAATACCTAAATCTTCCTTAAGAGTTTTTCTTATCACATTTATTCTGTCTCTAACTGTTGTTAGACTTACTCCTAACATTTTTCTTATTTCTTTTGGTGAATACTCTTTATATAGTAATATCAATACTTGAATGTATGGTTCTGATAGAATTTTTGAGACTTCTGTAAATATTTGTTCCACAATACTTTCTCCTTGCACAATGTCTTCCATTAACATTCCTGTTTCTGGAATTTTATCTTCAGGGGGATCATCTGAATTATTCTCTATCATTGGATCAAAATATTCGCTGAATGGGATCATTTTTATTTCTTTCTTATGCTCTATGTCATATTTTTCATTTTTAGCAGATATTTTGAAATAACTGAATAATTGATTGTCAGATTGAAAAAGAGGTTGAACATCAGATCTCAGTATTTTACTGAAGAATTTATGCACTAAAAGATATACATCTCCTTCACTTTCAATATACTTAAATACATTGATATATGTAGGTTTGAATTTCTCCCAATGCATATTTAGGAATTCTGATAATTCAATCTCTTTATTACAAACTTTTGTTAAATCATTTATTATTGTTTTATCCCACACTGTCTTTGTCATGTAAAATCCTATCTCCTCATAACATTCTATAATTATTATACAGTGTTTTTAGATTAAAGTTTCGTCATATGAAGAATTTTTTATTTATTTTAATAATTTTCTTAATTCAGATGGTTCAAGGAATCTTTCTCCATACTTTAATAAGAATTGTTGTTTATTATATAATTGTATCTTACCACCACTTATCTTTGAATAACTCTTACCATTTCTTGACCATGTGTTGAATGTCACATGTTCTGCAACTTTAACAGGGAATTTTATATCACTAAAATATATTATAGGAATTGCTATACATCTGCAGTTTGGAGTTTCTCCACAATGCCCAACCATATTTGACTGTGTCCCTTTTTGTGTTGTATACATAAATGTTGGAACATCGTCCCAAAATATTAAAACTCCATCCAGCATAGAATGTGTGTCTCTTACTCTTGCATCACCACTACTTGACCATATATAACCTTTGACTCCTAGAGATCTTGAACGAACTTCTGTTATTGCTGTATTTACTTTTGCACTTTCTGTTCTTACAACTAGTTTTGCTCTACTTCCTAATTTTTCATAGAGTTTTTGTTCTAATTCTGTGCCTCTAAATGATTTTCCTTCTAGATATCCTTTTCTTAATTCGTTATAACATACAGACGGTAAATTCTTAATTAAAGTCATATTATGCTCAAATATATCTAATAAAGGTTTTGTTAATCCCTGATTTTTAACAAGATTTTTCATTTCTTTATTAAATAACTTTGCTTCTTTTTGTTTTTGTCTTATTTGAGTTAATCCTTGAGTCATGGATTTTATTATTTCTGTAAATCCAATGTTATTTCTTATAAGGACTTTATTTCTTAAATTCTTTGCATAATTTTTTATGTTTTTTACATCTATATTAGAGATTATTATATCCACATCTCTTAATGTTTTGGCATTTCTTATTTTCTTCCCTATTTCATTTTTTACATCATTTAAGAACATATCTACAAATATATCTTCTGCTGAGGATTTTAATTTAAGTTTTCTTCTCAATTTTCTTTCTTGACTTTTTGTTAGTTTCATAATTACCTCTATAATCATTATACAAAAATTCCTCCCAAAAGTTTCGTCTTAGGAGGAATTTATTTTCTTATTTAGATTCAAGTTCTGCAATTTTTCTTTCTAATTCTGCAATTCTATCTTCTTTTTCTTTTATCTCACTTTTCTTCCAATAATATCTATTATTTGGTTTCAACTCAGATTTAAGAGTTTCTAACTCAGTATTGAGTTTTGTTTTCTCTTTATCCCTTTCTTTTTGTTCTTCAGTTTTTGGTGGATTTATCACTGCATCTAATTCTTCTAATTCTTTTCGCTCTTCTTCAGATAATTCTCCTTTGTCAAACTGCTTTTTAATTAACTCCAACCATCTTCCTCTATTTTCAGGATTATTTTCAATTTTTGGTTTATTTTCTTGATTTAACCATTCTTCTCTTTGTTTTGCAAATTCTTCATACTCTTCTTGATCATCTACATAATCTGCACCTTGAGATAACATGATTCCGTTTTTGGTTTCAAGTATATCTAATCCTTCTCCATCAAAATAATTTCTTACTTTATCTAAATCTTCTTTAGAAAAATTACCTTTGAATTCAATTCCATATTCAGATACTTTTGGATCTCCTGTTTTGAACTGTTCTTTCATAAATTTAGTATATTCTTCTGTTTCTGTCCATTTACTTGCATCATACTCTTCAGGAACTTCATATTTCTCTATATTTTTATTCGTAGATTTAGTTTCTATTGTAGAATTCTCTTCATTAGAAGTTTCTCCATTTGTAGTTTCTTTTCTACCTTTTGCAACTAATTCATTTGCTTGTTCTTGTGTTAAATCTTTCCAATCATCTTGATCGTATCCTAACTCTTTTAATTTAGAATAAGTCATTGGAGATAATCTTTCATCTTCAATTGCAGAATCTAACTTAATGTATGTTTCTCTTTCTAATCCAAACTGCTTTTTGAGATCTGCTAATATCTTTTCTGCCTTATATCTTACTTCTGCCCTTTCTTCTGCAGATGCTTTATTTACTATATCTTGTAATTGACTTAATATTTCTAACAGTTTTGGACCTTTTTCTTTTGCATTTCTTAACTCTTGTCTTGCTTTAATAGGTAAATCTTCTATTTCTTTTGGAGCAGATGTATCATGTAATTTTTCAAGTCTATTTTCCATACTCTCATAATCTTTTTCAATTCCTTCTTGCATAGAATTCATTGTTTCTTCTGAGAATACTGATTTATCTTCTATTTCTTCAGCAGTATCTTTGAATACTTTGTATTTATTAAGTAAATATTCAAATCCCTTTATTGTAAATTTGAATTGTCCACCTGAACAAACTAATTTATCAACATATAAATTTTTATTTATATATTTTAGTAGGTCATTTAAAACTTTCTTTAATGGAGCATTATCTAATCTTTTATCACGAGGATTAAATGTAACATATGAATTAAATACTGATAATTCTATCCATGTTGCTTCAAGTCCTGAGTTCTTTAATACTTTTCTTATTCCTTCTTTTACTTCATTAAAATTTGGTTCTTTAACTAAGTAAAAATCAGGATTCCAAAGTTTTGTATTTATTATTTTTGTTTCATCTTCTATTGCTGAGTCTTCAATAAAATCTAAATGTTCTTTTGCAATTCTTCTTGCTTCATTTATGTCTTTTGTTTTGAGATTTTGAAGTCTTTTTCCACTTCTGCTAATTGTTGCATCTAAATAATAGTTTCCTTCTTCATCTTTCCACAATGTAAATTTTCCTACATTTTTTGCTTTTTCAATTTTATCAGTAAAATATTGTTGGTTGGTGATATCATCTTCAACAGAATCTTGAAAATCTTTATTCTTTAATAATTCGCTCAGTTTTCCGTAAATTCTTTGATATCCTTCATTAGGAGATATACTATGAACATTTATATTTGCTGTTCCGTCTCCTCTAAGTGCTACATCTCTTCCAAACTTTCTTAATGCTTCTTTTACATTATTTGCTTCAACATAATCTACTGCATGTCTTCCCGTATAACTATTGTGATAATTTACTCTATATTCTTGCTTTGCATCTTTTAGAGTTTTTGTTTCTACTATTTTTCCATCATATCCTAAAAGTTTATTATTCTTAAGTAAATGTTCTGCCTCTGCTTTTGTAAGATTATCTACTCTCTTTTCTCCTGTAGTTCCAAACATTATATAAGTATAATTCTTTTCTTCTGAGTCAATTATAAAATGCATTCCTTCTGTTAATAATGTTGTTCCACCTGGAGCAATTCCCAAACTTCCTGCAAATGCTTGTTTCTTTCCTGTTTTTGGATCTGTTGTTTTGTATTCCTTTGGAATTTTATTCCATTGTTCTTTTGTTATATGAGGTATTTCTGCATCATTTATTGCTGAATCAATAACTTTTACAGTTGCGAGTCCTGATTTAAGATAGTCATTTATCAAAGAATTTGGATATATTTCATTCTTATTTATATTAGACCACCCCATGTATCCCATATTTTCAAGAATTAACTTCTCGCCATCTTTTTTGAATGTAAATTCTATCTTTTTTGCATTTTTAGGAATTATATTTCCATCATTCTCTCTTTGAATTGAGTATGCTATTGCTGCTGCTTGTTTTGGATCTTTTCCTGCTTTTATTTCAGTTGCAATATTCTTTTGTAATGCTTTCTCTGAGCCTGATTCAATTAACTTGTCTTGAGTTCTTCCTACAAGTCCGAATTCTTTTTCATATTTGTTTGTAGATAATTCAGAGTCTCTTACATTCATTGCAAGTTTGTAAATCCTTTCAGCATCAACATCCTTCCACCAACCTCCTGAGAGTTCTTTTATTCTCTTTAAGTTTGGGAGTCCTCTCTTTGCCTCAGCAAAAAGTGTTGATGTATGACCTTTAATTCCCATCTTTTCAAGATCTTTCTCAAAGTCTTCATAACTATAGCCATCTTTCAAGAGACTGTCTCTTACTTTCTTTACAGCATCCTTGTGTGAGTCTGCATCAACTATGAATTTTCGTCCCTTAGTCTTTACTATATATGACATTTACTTGTCCTCCTCAGAAAACATCTCCGGATGCTCATTAGCGAACTTTTTAGCAAGTAGTATTGTTGCTGCTGCGAGTTGAACACATTCTACATAAGTATTCTTTGTAGGTTGTTTTCCCTCATATGCATCATTTATTTCGTGAACGATTTCACCTAACTCTTCTGTTAATACTGCAACCCATCTGTCATATGTGTTATCTACTGTTTCTGGATGTGCTACTGTTACAATGCGAGTTATTTCTCCTGCTATAGCATTGAAGATATCTTTCACTTTAATTATAATTTGTTTATCTTCTTCTTTCAATTCTTTTGCAGGTTCTATAATTTTATTTTCAAAGAACTTCTGTATCTTTTCATATGCTTCAATTTCTGATTTAGCAACAACTCTGTATTTCTTTCCATTGAATTTTACTCTGTATTTGTGGAACTTTTGTTCTTCTACAGGTTCTGTTATAATCTCTTGTTCATTGGTTTCAACTACCTTTTCAGTGGTCTCAACTGGTTCTTCAACTGGAGTCTCAACTTGTTCAACTTCTTCATTTATTACTTCTGCTGCATCTCTAACTGTTTGTTTGATTGCAGGTTTATTATTTCTTTCAAATATGTTCATAGTTTACTCTCCTAATTTTGATTTTACTTTATTTTTAGCATCTTTTGGTGATTTTGCACTTACTACAAATGTCTTGTCTCCAACTTTAACTTTGTAATCTTTTAATGTTTCAATATCGCTATATTCTTCTATGTTTACACTTTCAACTGCTTTTAATTTTCCAGATCTTATCATTTCTTCAAACTTTTCTCTAGGAATTTCTACATATGCTCCATTTCTATCAAGTGCAAGTCTGATTTCTGTATCCGTCTTAAGGACAGTTAGTAGAGTATTACCATACTTTTCTTCCCAACGATATTGATTTCCTTTCTCTATTAATCCGATATCATTAGATGTGTCTGTGTCTGTAAGTCTTTCATGTGCTTCTATTGCTTCTTGTTTTAATTGTTCTACCATTTCAGCAGAGTCACCCATCTGTTTCTTTTCTCTATTCCACTTACCAATAAATTCATTATCTAAATAAACTTCAATCTCTGGTTGACTAATTCCTACTAGTTTTAATCTTCCTGCACTTTTTCCATTTTCTTTTAGATATCTTTTTATTTGTTCTTCAACTGGAATATCATCACCTAATTCTAATTCTGCTGTATCCTCGTCTAATTGATTTACCATATTATTAACTACTCCTAATCCCTTGCTTAAAACATTTTCAAGGAACCCATCTTCTACTTCTTCATCACACATTGGATTTAATGGTTCATTTACATTTGCTTCTTTGAATTCTGCTCCTGTAAAATCATCTTCAATTTTTGTAATATTACTTACAATAACTCTTTCTGAATTTTCTTCATTTTTAGGTTCATATTTGAATTTAATAATATATTTTCCTGCATCTGTGCTAACTGTCATTGTTCCATCTGGATTATTGTGCCACTTATAATTTCCTAAGTATATTTTCACTAAATCTAAGACATCTAGTGCTGTCTCTAATTTTCTGCCAACTATCTTTTGAATAGGATCTTCATCTTTTACTCTATTAGCATCAACTAAAGATACACCCATCTCTCTTAGAACTTTCTTAGCAGCAGAATCAATATGATTGTCATTTACTTCATATTTATCATACCAATCAGACATTCTTTCTCCTGCATTATGAGTCGCTACATGTAAAGCATCCCATGCTAATCTTGTGCCTAAATCTCTGTATCCACCTTTCTTTTTAAGAATTTCCTTATATTGTTCTATTTTATCTTTACCAATAGTCTTATATAATTCACGGATATGAGCAATAAGTTCGTTTGATTTATAATCTTTTACTTTTGAATCTTTATTATACTTCACGATGTCATTACCCTCCTCTATTTCTCCTGTAGCCAAGGTTCTGTAAATTTCATTCAACTTATCAACATGTTCTAATTCATCATTACGAATTTCTTCTAACATGTTTTTCTGTTCTTCTGTTAATTCTGCTCTTTTTAATACTCTATCATAACCATCTATTGCTTCAACTTCATCTTTGAGAAGGAACCCAATGTCCCCTCTCAAATCTAAAGTTTCAACTGTTTCTGGTTTTAATTCCTCATCAACAGTTTTCATAATTTACAGTCTCCTTATTTCTTACCAAATCTAAATACTGGTTTTTCTTGAACTTCTGTTGCTTTTGGTGCAACTGGTTGTTCTACTTGCTTTGCTTTCTTAACTTTCTTTGCCTTTGGTTTCTTTGGACCTCTTGCTTTAATTGTAAAAATTAACTCAGCAAATTCAAATGCAAATAACAATACAACTGCTATTAATGTTAATCCTGCTAATACAACTGTCTTTATATCACCAAATCTTATAAATTCAATTAAATTAATCTTTATTGTAAATAATACAATAATTCCTGCAAGCAATAGAATTGCTATAACTGCTTTATACAGTTTCGCAAATACTTTCTTGCCGTATTTTCTATTATCTACTTTTCCTGCAGTATAATACACAAATTGTTTATAGTTATTAATTGCAAATATAAGCATATTTATGCCAAAGAATACTATCCCTGCAAGAACTAATAATCCTGTGTATCCAAGAGTTGTATATAATTCTGCTGCAGTCATTTCTAATGAACCACCCATCATGCCTATACCTACTACTCCTGCATATACCATCATTGCTGTAAGGAATGTGTAAACTACTCCTCTAAAAACATTATTTTTAATCATTTTAATTTTCCTCCATTTTTAATGACTTATTATAATTCTGCTGTCCATATAGCAAATAACTCTAAATTTGCGGTCATTGTTATTTCTACTTCTGGATCATAATCAGTTCCTGTTCCATCACTTGCTGTATTCCATTTTGAGAATACTTTTCCTGCAACTTCAAATCCATTCGCTGCAACTGTTGCTTTATATCCTGTTGCTACTGTTTGACTTGCAGTGGTTCCTGTTGCTTCTGCATCATTTGCATTATATGACAATGTTACACCTGCAACCTCTGTTACAACTACTGTAACATTAGTATTAGCATTTTCTATAATCTGTGCTGTAAATGATGTTGCTCCGACATTTACTTCTTCTCCGTTAACAGTAACAGTATCAATAAATTTACTATTTGTTGCGGTTAGTGTCATATTTACTGTTTCACCTAAATTGATGACATCTTCACCTGGAGTAATCGTTCTACCATTTGCTCCTGTAAATACTGCCGTAACATTACTATCTTCATTTGTATAAGTTAAATTATACTTTGACACATCTGTTCCTGTTACTGAAATAGTTTCTGTGGTATAAGTTTCTTTTTCAACTGTTGCTGTAAGTTTTGCACCCTTAATTGATGCTGCGTCAACCCACCATGCAATAGTTCCTGATGCTCCACCTAATTTTGCTGCATTTTCAACATCAGTTTCTGTAAGTGTGACATTATTGAATTTTGCACCTACAATTGTATCAAAGTTTGTTTTAACTAATAATACAATATATTTCTTTGTTTGTCCTGTAACTGGAGATGCAATATCAACTAATTCATCAAATTCAACATTAACTGCTACATCATTACCACTTTGTGTTAGTTTTGTAACTGCTGCAATATTTCCCATTACTGCTTCTGCAATATCTACAAACTCACATTTTGTTGCTTTAACAATTAAGTAATTTGAGTCAGTTGCATCCTTGTAATCAACGAGTCCCATTCTTAACAATGTCCTGCATAATTCAATTGGAGCCGAAATAACTATTCCGTCTGCATCTTCTTGAACTATCTTGTATTCTGTAAGTCCCATTCTTCCTAGTGTCCTTGCGTATTCTGCTGGAACTTTAATTAAGTTATCATTATCCATTTGATTTTCCTCCTATTAAGAATAACTTTTATTTCTTTTAATTATTTTCTTTTATCTCTCAATGTTGCACTTATAATTCTATTTTTTACTTCTGTATAATCGTCCGTTTTCAAGGTATTTTCAGCCCTTTGTTGTGGAATTATATTTTTCTCTGTAGTTTCTGTTACAATATCTTCTTCTCCATTATTTAGACCTAGATCTAATCCATTCTCATCCTCTCCTGGACTATTTGCTTCTAACTCATCTGCTTTCTTTGCTCTTTCAATATCTTTTTCTGTTATTTTAAGACCAAATCCTGTCTTCTTCACTGATGCTTGAATTTCTTGTAAGGCAGTTTCATGAGTTATTAAATTATTGTCTAATAATGATGTTATATTATTTACTAAGTTTGTTAAGTAATTCTGTCTTGTCTCATCAGAATCTTCTAACATACTTATAAATTCATAAGATAAATCTGCTGGAACTTCCAGACCACAAGTTCTAAAAATTACTGGTAATAATTTATCTAATATAGGACGACATTCATCATCTTGTTTTCCCTGAATGTTGTTATCATATATTCTTAATTCAATAGGTTTATCACCATTTAATCCTGCTCTATTTGTTCCGAACAATAATACTTCTGGCATTTCTGCTGCACCAGATACAATATCTTTCTGTGCTTCAAGTATTTCAGATAATCCACTAAATGAATATTCTTGCTTTTCATATTCATCTTGTTTGTCCATAAATACAAGTTTATTTGATGTTCTGTAATTATTTAATGCTGCCATTTGTGCTGCAAACATTGCTGCTGATTGAGCATTTCCTGCACTAAGACCACTAAATGTATTTCTCATACCGTCTAACTTAATGATTTCTAATAGTGCTTTATTTAATAATGAAGCAATAGAATTCTTTGTGTTCTCGTGATTCATTAAATCTTGTAGAATATGCTCTAACTCAGATATTCCCCATCCTTGTAATTGTTGTTCAATTATTCTAGGTGATTTTCTATTGACAAATCTTAGAACTCTTGAATGATGTATTTGTTGTGTTTCTTCTACACCATCTATAAAGAATGAGTAATATTTTGGTAATCCAAATTCAGAACTTCTATAATCATCAACAACTTCACTTGACCAACTTAATCCATACCATCTGTCTGTTGTCAAGAGATTTATTTTTGAACCTTTCTTAATATTTGAGAGTTTTAATGGTTTTGATAAATCTTCTTCTCCGTCGTCAACCATTATTAAAGATGCTGCGCCACCAAATATTCTTGCTTGTTTTGTTGCATATATGAGTTTACTTTTTAATATATTATATTTTGAATAAACTCCTGCTAATTCATTATCATTTACACTTTCAGTGTTAATATCTATTCCATTAGACCACATATCTCTTGCTGGAATATCCACTATTTTCCTAAATACCCAACAACCATTATAAATTGCCATCAATTCTTGTCGTCTAAATGTAATTAAATCTCCACTAAAATATGCTCCATTCAACATGTAGTTAGACATACCTGTCTGCATTGCAGGATTGTTAAATGAACCATCTCTTACTCTTACTGATCCAAATCCTTCCTGTATTGCTTCATCCATCATTTTTGCTGTCTTTCCTAATGCTGAAGTTTCTGAATTATTTATAGAGGTAGATAATCTTATATTTGAAGTCATGTTGCCTTTGCCCACACTAGAATTAATAAATGATTCTAAACTGTTGCTCATCTTATTGATCTACCTCCTTACTTAAGATTTTTCTTTGCCAAATTTGCGACTTCTGCTCCCATTGCTAAAATGTCAGTTCCTATTACTGCCATAGATTTCATAATACTTTCAGATATAGGTGGTGTAGAACTTGACTGTAACATTTTCTTTCCTTCTAATGCTGTTACTGCAATTCCTCCTAATATTTTTGCTATATCTCCAAATCCATCATCTACATTTGTGGTGAATAGTTCCTGATCTTTATTTTCCAAAACAATTTTAAGTTTCGCTACTGCTGCGTCTTCATTTTCTGCTCTAACTTTATATTGTTTATTATTATGCCTTATTAAATAATATTTATACATAATTCTATTCTCCTCAATCTCCAATTTTTCCACTATCTGTTGAAATAGAATCAATTACAACTTTGGTTGCAACAATTTCAATAGAATCTTCATCTTCTACAGGAATTAACTCAATACTATCATTTTCTATTGAAGTATTTGCTACAACCTCTGTTGCCTTTGGGAATTCTGGACTTATCATCTTAGAATCCTCCTATTATCTTACTTCACCTGTGATTTCAACAACTCTTGCACCATTTTGTGTCTCAAGAATTACATATATAGGTGTAAATTTTCTTGCTTGTTTGTCTGCTACAGATATATTATTCATTGGAACTGAGAAAATATAAAATCCTTGTGGAAGTGCTGCACCATTTTTGATAACATTATATTTTACATTGTTATATGTGATTGTTAAATCATTTCCACTGTATTGTGCACCTACATTAAGATATCCATTTGTTTTATATCTTTGTAATTGTGCATTTATTGCTGCCTTAATATTGCTAATACCTTGTTCTGTAAGATATTGTTTTCCCAACATTCTTTCTAATACAGAATATGTTATATCTCTTTCAACTGCTATAGCACCAAAATCTGTGTGAATTGAAATGTTTTCTACTGT